TTACTCCTTTCAATGGGCTGAAAAGCCCGTTGTTAAGCACGATAACAGTGAGTGATTAATTAATCATCGATGTTATCCCAGCAGTCGCAATTACATAATGTAACATCTAGTATTGCTTCGTCTGGAGTTAATACTGTATTAGCAGCTGGTTGAACCAATATGCTTAAATTGTCAGGTATTAACATTGTTTCAGGGCTGCCCGCAAGGCTGCCCAAAGTAGTTGCTGCGCCCGTAACGATAGGGACATCTTGTAACTTACTTGAGTTATTATAACCAGGGATCGGGGAGTTCGCTAGGGTTGATCCGGTTATTCTAGGTAACTGTAGTGAAGCGGTGCCATTAACATCGTTATCTAGCTCTGCTCCAGTTAAACCTAATCGTTTTGCGTTTCTTGCTTCTCGCATTGACGCTACTAAAAAGTTTCCTCCTGGTATAGTAATGTTCGCAATATTCTCTAATGTGAGGCTAGCTCCGGCGAATTCCGTTTCTAGTGCATATTGGTCTAAACTATCTATGAATGATATAACATCTGTTTCGTTACTTGTTAAATCACTTAGTCCTGGTAATGCTAGATTTCTAGCATCTTGCTCTTTCTTTAAATGAGTACCGAATGTATTGTACTCATCTATTAGTAATTGTGCCGCTACTGGCTTGCTTGCTAATATATTTGATATCTCTGTATTAGCATTAGTTATTAATGTATCTAAATCTGTATATGGGCCCGGGCCAGACAATGATGTATAAATTGAATTATAAATTCCTATTAAATTGCTTGTCTGTAATGCTTGGATTCTAGTCTGAATGTCTCTCCACTCATAGTGTAAACTAGTCATAGACCCAAAGTAATCTAACATCGTGTATAGATTATTAGTGCCGGATCCTTTAGCAATACTATTCAATGCTACGTCAGCTAGTGACGAGTTAACTGGAACATTAGTTCCGCCCACAGTTAGTCCGTTAACGTTCTCAAGGTTCATTACAACTTGACTGAACTTTTCAATATTCATAGTCTGAATATTACGAATCTGTTGCATAGCCATACTAAATGCGTCAGCGGCAAATGCTATGTCGTCGGGTAGGATATTCATTAGTCTTTCACCCAGTCCCGAATCAGGTCTACTATTAACTGTACCGTTAGTATACAAGAGATAATATGTTTTTGAGTTTGTGGGCAATGTAATTGCGTTATACTGTGGATAACTCAATGACATATAACTATTAGGGAATAGTTTCTTAGGATCTAATAAGTCAGCTAATGATGTTAGATCAGGAGTCTGACAGTTTAATGGGATTAAAGTATCTTTTAAGTCATTATCCATAATCAACGAGAAAGCCGCGTATAGTAAACGTTGCTGTTCGTCAGTTGCTGGCTGACCGTTAGTTAATAGTTCTAAATCTGTTCCATTAATACCCGCACTTAACAATGCGATATTCAATGGTCTTCCGATCGCTCTATTAGCCTTTAATGTTCTTAATAATACGTCAGGCTGTCCAAATTGGTCAATATTTTGTAAATCAATAGCACGACCCGATCTGATTAAGTCTTGTCCCCAATAGAACGTACTTAAGTTAATACCGGTAATATCTGCACTAACCAAATCATTCATGTTACTATATGCGCCGTCTAAAAACGTTTTGCTATTATGTAATGATGTAATGGTTTGATTTAGTTGTGATTTTTTACTATGGCACATTCTAAACGTAGACAAGAAATCAGTATAACTTCCGTTATTAACATGAAACTCTCTATATGCTTGTAATGCGATTAGTCGTAAGAACCCATAGCTAGTTGTCTCACCCGTATATGTATTTGTATATGTACTAGGTAAGCTATTACCTAATGCCGGGATAGTTGTAGAGCCGATGCTTATTAATCTATTATACGTAGATTGTGATACATCAGCAAACCCAGTACCGATCTTAGTATATGCTAAACGAATACTACGTGTTAGTTTATCAAGCACTGTAGTAGATACTGCTAGTCCAGGAGTATATGTACTTAAACTAGTACTTGTACCCATATAAGTGGCAGCATCAGGATTAATGTTTAATCCCGTGTTACCTAACAATGAACCCATTGTATTAACTTTTAATGGAGTTAAACTCATGGTACGAATACGTCTCCTGAACCACCTACAATGCTATGTCCGCAACTGTTGCCCGACCCTATACGTAGTACAGGAACTCCCTCTGCAAATACAGTTGGACTACCGTCTGTAGTAACTGCCGCGTCATGCGGGGGATGTGGTCTACCCCACGGTGCGTGTGGGGTGATTTGACTTGTATGTAAGCCTACAGGGATGCCGTTGGCAAACACAGTTCCGGCGCCACGCATAATTGCGCCGCCCATTTGATTTGTGTCACCTTTACGACTAATCCCTGCCATTGTTTATCCTACTAAAATCTTCTTCTCTGGAACTTGAATTCCAGTAGTTGCTTCAATATACTTCATCTTAACTGAATCTTCAGTTAAAGCATAAATTGAAACACAACTAGTATTTAGCGTAACCTGAGCATCAGGATCTACAGTGAATAAGCTAGGCATTAGTTGCATACCCTTTGGTCCCGGTGCGATACTGACTGGAGCCTCGATTGTAAGATAGTTGTCGATTTGTTCGATGAACTTACCCATGAGTTCTTCTCCTGAGTTTAATTTAAATGTGTATACTTGACCTGTTTCTAACATGTTATTCCTTTGCTACTTTTTCCCTGAATTCTTCGGGTGACATACCCGCTAAACCTTGATATCCACCTGGGATATGATGTGTTCCGTTATAGATTTGTGGGACACTTCTGAAGCCTGCATCCACTAGCATTTGTCGTGCTTCCGGGTCTTGTGTAATATCAATAGATTCGTATGCTACGCCGCGGCTTTCTAATAGTTGCTTTGACATATCACAGAACTGACAATTAGGTTTTGAATATACTTTAATCATTTTGTTCCTTTATAGTGTTGGTAATTCATCAAACTCTACTTCATCGGACATAACACCAATAACATAGTTAGTTGATTCTGTCTCTTGTAGTGCTGATTGTTTCTTGTTAATGTTCACGTGCTTGTTGAACCAGGGGATAGGGCTTGACTTTGGGTGAGGTTCCAGGTACTTGATTCCAATATCTTTAAGTTTATTGAAAGCAGTATAGTCAACGAAATCTTTAAGGATCTCACTGTTGAGCCCAATGACGACTCCCTTTTTAAAGAGATATTCGGCCCATGCTTTTTCCTCGTTAATAACATCCATGTACATAGAATATACTTCGTGATGCGTAGCAGCCTGAATCTGTACAAAGTCAGCATCGTCTTTTGTGACATGATTGATAAGCCATGCCGTCCATTCTGTATGTAATAACTCATCTTGAAGAATCAACGAGATAATGTTCCCGTTGCCTATATAAATCTTATTCTCTACCATAGCAAGACTAGTAGCGAATGATACCATGAATCTCAATGCCTCAAGTGCATATGACGCATGGAGGGCAAGCCAAATCGCTTTCTTATGCTCGTATATATCAACGTCTTGTCCCAATTCTTTTTTGCAATTAAGTTGATGCAAGTCTTCGTAGTAACGCCCAACGTTAGCTGCCATGCTGACAATTTCTTGGGTGTCGTGAATTTTATTGAATTCATCTTTAGGTACCCCGTAGACATTCCTAATAATGTGGCTATAGCTTTTGGAATGAATGCTAGTTTCAAAGAAACCCCAAGTAAGCGTAAGAGCTTCAAGTTCCGGAATCGAACAAACGGGGCCGAAGACTTGACTTGGCGCACGACCTTGTATAGAGTCCAAAGCAGTTTGGCGAAGAAGATTACTAGTAAAAATATGCTTAATAGCATCACTTGATTCCTTATGGTCAATCTTATCTTTTGTTAGAGAAATTTCTTCTGGAACCCAGAAGAAGCCACGTGCTGTTTCTTCATACTTCTGTAGCTTAGGATACTTAACTTCTTCAAAACGTTGCACAGTTACAGGACCTTCTGGATCCAGGAACATTTTACGTTGTAGATAGTTTGTTGGTTTGCTTAAATTATATTGTTCTTTGCTCATAGTTTACATGCCTCGCAGTCTTCATCCATCATCTCTGCCAAGAATGGATCATGCTTGACGAATGGAATAACGTTATCTTCTTGTAGTACTGCTTTTGATCCTACTTTATTAATTAATGAATAGTACATTGTTTTAATGCCCCACTTGTATGCAAGCATTAGATTCTTAGCTACCAATGTTCCGGGAACTTTACCCTTCTCAAAGAACGCAGGATTATAGAATGTGTTAGTACTTAGTGACTGATCCACGTATGCTGCAATAACTGCGGCTGTCTTTAGATAGTCGATACAATCACGTTGATCCCACATTAGTTGATAACGGTTCTTCAATCTCTTGTACTCTGGAACAACTTGTACGAATGAACCTGCTTTAGATTCTTTCACACTGATTAGTTCCATTGGCATTTCAATACCATTTGTTGAGTTCAATACAACTGACGATGATTCAACTGGTGCTACAGCCATTAGTGTAGCATTGCGAATGCCATATTGCAATAACTTCTGGCGCAAGCCTTCCCAATCTAACGTAGAACTAGGTGAGAAGTCTGTGAGTTCGTTAACTCCTTCACTTCTACGTTCCCACGGGAAAATGCCCTTACCGTAGTATGTTTGTGCTGACTTTTGACATGCACCTTTTTCTTTTGCTAATTCAACTGAAGCCTCGATTAGATAATATGCTTGATGTTCCATCCATCGTTTAACTTCTGCTAATGCTTCAGGTGAGCCATACTTCAACCCACGCTTTGCATGCCAGTATGCTAAGTTTGTAATACCTATACCAAGAGGCTCGAATTCTAAGTTAGCTAGACGACTTTGCACTGATAGAAAGTCTTGATAGCTAAGGAGATTACTTAGACTTCTTACTAATACTCTACAACTCTTACGCATTTCTTGGGGCGTCTTAAACGCTCCCCAGTTTTCACTGCCCAATGTACAGAGGGCAATACGTCCTGCCTCGTCTTCAATGCGTTGGAAGGGTTTAGTAGGTAATAATATCTCTTGACATAGATTACTCTGATAAATCGGGTCAACTTTCGTATCAAAAGGACCTTGATTAATAACGTTGTCAATGAATACTAGATAGATACGACCTGTATCTGTACGTTCTTTAAGGATACCATTCTTAAAGATTTCAACTGCTGGCAACACTTTCTTTTTGATGCCACGCTTATGTTCATAATGCTTGTATAATGTTTCGAATTCTTCCGTGTCACGATAGAATGCTTCATACAAGTCTGGAACTTCATGTGGATCAAACAATGTAATGTTCTCTTGATTCTTATAACGATTAAAGAACATCTTGTTGACTACGATTGAGTAGTCCATTTGACGTACACGTGTTTCTTCCGTACCCTGATTGTTCTTTAATACAATGAAGTCTTCGAACTGATAGTGCCAAACTGGCAATGTAACTGTACAACTAGCGTTACGAATACCACCTTGTGAGCATGAACGCAAGTCGCCAAACCACTTCTTCAAGAATGGTATAAGACCCGTATGCTTGATTTCGCCACCACGAATGGGCGCGCCAACTGGACGAATACGTCCAATCTCTAAGCCAATGCCTGCACGTTTGCTGGCATACTTAGCCATCATCTCTCCGGCTGCGAAAATAGAATCCAATGTATCATCAGCACTAATGAGAACACACGAACTAAATTGCTTCGTAGGTGTACCAAGACCTGCAAGAACGGGTGTAGCAAGAGTAAAGTGACCGTCACTGGCTGTTTCATAATATTCCTTTACATATTTTAATCTGTTTTCTTTGGGTTCGTTATGGAAAGCTGTCGCCGCTGCGATAGCATAACGAACTTGTGGTGTCTCATAGATTTGACCAGTAGCACGGTTCTGCACTAAGTACTTTTCTGCCAATTGGGCGATAGCCGCATAGGTGTAATTTTCGTCCTTGCTATGGTCAATAAACAAATCAATTATGTTCCATTCGTCTTCTGAATACCACTCTAATAGCTCAGGTGTATACATCTGTTCTTTTACGTTCTTTTGAACGATTTCATATAACTTAGGTGGATTATAGTCTCCATAGACTTCTTTACGTAGCATAGAGACTTTTTGACGTCCTGCTACTTGTTGATAGTTAACGTTATTGATATCAGAGTTTTCAGTTTCATCAATTAAATTTACCATTGCTTTAAGCAATAGTTCATCAATTGTCTTAGTAGTCATTCCATCATGTAATTCGATTTGTGCTTTGATTTCAATCATACTAGGAGATACGTTATCTATCCCCCTGCACCCGTATGCTACTTGTCTTTGTATCTTTGAGATATCTAGAGGGACGGTTGTCCCATCACGTTTAACTACGTTAATGTTATTCATTTTTCACCTATTATATTTTTGTTTTTAGATTTGAAATATCTATGGAGCGCTTGATTGTAAAGTCTGTTAGATTATTACTTAGTACCGTATCGGGCCAGTAATTAAGCACATATTTTGCGTTGTCAACAAGGACTAATGTAACGTCCTCGCCCATTCTATCTGTTGCTTCTACTATTTCAATGTCATCTATCCCTGTTAGTAATAAAGTATAACACATTCCTAATGCTCTTGCAACAGTACAATAGGTGTTTTCTACCAAAAGATCCCAGGGTCCGGGCCAAACTTCAGTATCTTGTGGATGCAAATGGTGATTGACAAGAGGGGCTTTTTGCCACCAATTGTCGATCTCTACACATTTATTTTGGATTAGGGTGCCGTCAATTTCGGCTCTTAAGTCGTACCAGCTTCTAAGTCTAGCATCATAGTTCAATTGAAATACGTTCATCAGACAATTACTTATCTGACCTCGACTTTACCATTCTAATTTATCGTTGCGTTTAGTAGTTCTACCCTCGAACGGTCTAGCTGCGATAGTAGTATCAGTTTTGTCGCTCATTACGTCAGCGGCATACAAGCCTTGATGTACAATCGCAAACAAATCTGCTCGAAGCATAATATCTAATGGAGCACTTATTCCCATCTTTAATACGTAACTGAGTAAGTTCTTAGCCATTTGAGGATCAATACTGTATGCATGGGCACGACAAATAAACAAGTAATTGGGACCTTCACTAGCATGAGGTGGGATAGGATATACTTTCCAACCTTGCTGTGCCCACTCAGCACCACCTAGATAACAAATAGTGTTATAGCTTTGGTGCTCAGAAAACTTGCGAAGCATCACTGTATCATGCTCTAAGATAACGATAGGTTTGTCAATCGCTGCACAATGCTCCCATAGGCTGATATGACTTAATGCACATGCTACTTCACCTCTAGTAAGATAGTGGTCGGTGATCTTAATCATGTTCATAAATCTGTCATTCCTTAGATTCTCAGGTGGAATGATTTGTCCAGGAGAAGTACCATCGTATGCATCCCATACTACATATGGCATCTCTACTTTCTCGCAACTTTCTTGACATTGCTTTGAATACTTTTCGCTGTTACTATTACCTTTAACAGTAATGATGTAGGCAGCGTCTACTTGTGTGTTGTTACTACGATATAAGTTCATAATTTTCTAAATGCTGTTTGCCAGGGATCTGGTACTTTAATAGGTTCAATGTGATGCCAATAGCATTGTATGAACATCTCTATTGCTAGTCTAGGACTCATCTGTGCCGCTTCAGTACCATTCTTATCTTTGTATTTCCAAACAGTAGCATCATCACACAATATTACACCACCCGGTACTAATAGTTTGTATGCTAGTACTAAGTCAGTTAATACGCCGGCTGCTCTATGGTCTCCGTCGATGTAGATTAACTCAGCTTTGACACCTTTGTTAATCAAGTCAATCAAACCATCTTCACTATACTTGCGTATGTACTCGACATTCTTATGCTTACATTCATTTAAATTATGTGTAAAGTTAGCATGAACCATAGCAGGATCTTCTGACATATCATTGCTACCCACATGCGGGTCAACTGCATATATTTTAAGGTTGCTGTTGTGCGGTGTTAGTTGGTCTGCCATCCAGAACGTGGTGTTACCTTCAAACACACCAACTTCAATAATAGTGTTAGGGATTCCGTATGTATTGATGAGATGGGTAATATTTTGTATTGACCCATGCCCACCGCAACTAAAATCCATTGTTATATTATAAGTCATTATTAGTTGTTAACTTCAATGGCTCTTGTAGTTTCTTCTCAACTAATTGTTCATATTCACTAAAGTCATTGCGACCGGGCTTATGAACTTGAATCAAATACTTAGCACTCAATGCAACGTTGTTGAAATGATTCAATGCATAGGTCAATTCGTCTTCTGTAATCTGACGAGCTTTCAAACGGTCTTGCCAAGGCTTTGTGTAGTCAAACTGCATATCACAAATCTCAATATCCACATCATGTTCAAATGCCAATGCACTATCACTTCCACCTGTTTGCAACTTCTCAATCAACATACGCTTATTGAACAAGTTAAACATACCCATAGTGATTAGACGCTTGTGGTCTGGGTCATCAATCGCTGTATCACAACGCCAGTGAGGTGATTCAACTTCCCAGATTGCACCGTTATGACTAATACGATACATTTCTTTGATAACTTTGATGAAGTCTTTACTTGTTTCACCCAAATGCTCTAAGATATCTTTAGCTACAATGTGGTCAAACTCATTGTCTTTGAATGGCCAAGGGAACTGATTCAAGTCAACTACTTGATCAGGTTTAACTGTTGGACTAACGTCAACGTTTACAAATCCTTCAATCTTCTTCAAGCCGCAACCTAAGTTGATACGTTTAGTAACTCTATCTTCATCGGGTTGGTCGATGTGTGCTAGATTAAATTTTTCTTCTAATGCAGCATACATCTTCTGGAAAGGAACATTCCACTTTGACTTTTCTACTTGACGGAAAAGTTTAACACAGTTATAGTAAGGTGAGCCATCATTGTCTGGGCTACCGTATGTCCATGTGTGATACGGAAGAACTGGTACCATGACCCATGTTTCTTTTCCCATCGCAGCACTAATGTGTGCAATACTTGTACAGCTTGTGATAACAATATCTAAGTTAGCAATAGCTGCCATTGTGTCTTCCCAACTAATCAAGAAGTGTTGTAAGTCTTGTACACCTTCTGGTAAGTTGATTAAGTTATGATCCTTCTGTAATGAATAGATTTGTAACTCAGGATACTTAGCCAAGTTTGTAATAAAGTTCTCCGGGAAGCGACGGAACTGTTGATGTTCGAACTTAGGATTACCTGCCCAACGAATACCAACTTTAATCTTGTCACTATTAATCATTCCCTTCCATACTTCAACGCTATCACTACGAGGTGTTAAGTATGGTTGATTTGGGAAGTCATCAAACGTGTGCCCTGATACCCATCCAGCACTAAAGCCCGGGACCCAGTAGTCATGTGCTACTGAACTTGCTTGATTACGTAAGATAACTTTATCAACACCTTCAATACGTTCAAATACAGAAACTAGTTCAGGCGCTGCTGCGATATAAACATGGCTTGCACCTAGCTTCTTAAATGAAGTTGCAAAACGTGCGTGAATGATTTCGTCACCGTATCCACCTTCTAGTGATACGATAATTGATTTACCTTTAATGTCGTGTTCATCTGGGTTAAAGATAGGTGCATCTGTGCGTAGTGGTGGAGAACCGTATACGTTCAAGAAACGACCATTTTCTAATAGCTTACAACCAGTTTGATAGTCACCATCTTGAATTATGAACCAGCCGCGGTTAAAGCAGTGGCGCATCCAAATGTCTTGTGTGTTCTTGCCGTTTGGATCTAAAATCTTATCGGCCCCGATAGCTTCTAATTTATCAGAAAGGACACGGGCTTCTTTGTGGTGTCCTTCCAATTGCAATTTAAGCATCTCATCAATTTCGTGCATGTTTCTTCCTCTTAAAATAATGTGTAGTACATTACTTATTCAGTGAAACTATGCTCAGATATTTTTGATGTATCCTGAATTGTTATTTCCAGCGCCCGTGTCTCGTGTTTGGGTACCTATTACAACTGGACTAGTGACAAATCTATTAGTAGAATTCAATCCAAGCTGTTGCATGTCATTTCTACCCCAAGTATACAATGTCCCGTTAGAATCAGCAACTAGGTTAACGTCATTACCTGCATTTACATGACTCCATGATCCACTCATTAGTTGAACTGGGCTACTAGTATTTGGACTAATAGTATTAGTAACAACTAATACCGGCGAAGAGTATGAAATAGCTGAATAGTCACCGTAGTTACCATATGTGTTAGTTCCCCAAGCATACAACAATCCATTAGGATCGTTTGCGGCGACACCGTTACCTACACCCAATAAAGTATATGACGCATTTACTAGTACAGGACTTTGATATGGTACAGTAGTACTATTGCCTACAGTACCGGTGCTATTATATCCCCATGCAAACAATCTTCCATTAATGTCAGTAGCAAAACTACTGCTATAGAATGGGCCTGAATTCACACTAGACCATAAACTAGTTCCAACTTGTACCGGGCTGCTTCTAGAAATACCAGTTGAATCACCTACTGAGCCGTTGAAGTTGTAACCCCAACCCCATAGTGTGTTATCTGCACGTAATGCTAATGCAAAACCACCACTGCCGCCAAGACCTGCAGCGATATTAATCCACTTAGATGTGCCAACTTGCACCGGGCTACTTCTGTTTACAGTGTCGTTTAAACCCAATTCACCGTTAGTGTTTTGTCCCCATGCATATAAGTTGCCGTCGTTGTCAATTGCATAAGATGAAGTAGATGATAATACCGCTTTCTTCCATGTTGCACGAGAGCCGATATTAACAGGACTAGATTTAGGGGCAATTGTATTGTCTCCCAATACACCGTTTGTGTTGTCTCCCCATAGCCACAACGTTCCGTCTGTTTTAATGGCTGCAGTGTTGTTAAGGCCGCATGATAGGGATAACCAGCTGCCAGCAACTTGAACTGGACTGCTTCTATTTGCTACTGTGTTATCTCCTAATTGACCATATGGGTTATATCCCCATAACCACAATGTACCATCAGTTTTGATACCACCCACTTGGTTTGAACCATTAGATATTTGATTCCATGTGTCTGTACCTACTTGTGTTGGGCTACTCTTGTTAACGGTAGTGTTATCACCCATGCTTCCAGTGCCGCCATAGCCCCAAACCCATAGTGTGCCATCTGAACGAAGTGCTATAGTAGTAGTATCGTTAATGAATGACTTCCAACTCATAGTAGAAGTTACAATTGGATTTTTAGCTGCGTAGTTGCCCCAGCCGAATAGTCTGTTAGTTGAATCAATTGCTAGTGCATGATTGTAACCTGCACTGATTTGACTCCAGCTACTTGCGCCGATAGAATTCTCTCCTACTTTGTATGACTGAGGATTGTTACCGACACTAACTTGCAATGATGTAGTTGCATTAGTATTATAGCCTAATTGGCCTTGCGTGCCAGTACCCCAAGCCCACAATGTGCCGTTACTTGCGATAGCAGCAACAGCATTGCCGTGACCTACAGCAACGAAACTAGATCCTCTAGTAGATGTGATGTTGATCGGTACGATGGGGCTAGTACCCATAGCCGTTGTTGCGATTTGCACAGGACTGCTTCTTGTCACTGTTGCTGCATTACCAACTTGACCGTATAGGTTATATCCATTCGTATATAATCCACCATCACGCCCTTGAATCCAAATACTAGTGTCAGCACCATTGATTGGATCGCCGTTCATTGATATTTGCTTAGGAAGATTCAATGAAACTACACTACCGGCTGCAGTACCTGCAACTTGCACTGGGCTGCTGCGATACTTAACATCGTTGACACCCAACTGACCAACTAAGTTCATACCCCAAGTCCAAACAGTACCATCTTGTCTTGCTGCTACTGATGCATATGGCCCAGCTGATACATTTATCCAACTATAGCCTAGACCAACTTGTACTGGACTTGAATAACGAATTCTGTCAGAATCATAGACTGCGCCAATTTGAACTGGACTACTCATCGCACCTGAGATTAATTTATCTGCTAATCCAAGTTGACCATATGTGTTTCCACCCCATGTCCATAATGTAGTTACACCGTCAACGATAATAGATCCCATAGCATGTAATCCTGTTGCGGCAATTGTAGCCCAACTACTTGCGTTAACTTGAATTGGACTTGATTTTGCAACAACAGTGTTATCACCCAAGTAACCTGCAGTATTAACTCCCATAGCCCACAATGTACCTGTTGTCTCTAGTGCGTATGAGGCATAATAATTTGCTGCAACTTGTGTGAAACTTCTACCTGCCATAACTTGAACTGGGCTGCTTCTAGTTACTTGGTCGCCTAAGCCCAACTGACCGTATGCGTTTGAACCCCATGCAAATAACTTACCAGAAGCATCAATCGCAATCAATGTACCTACACCACTAGATGCTAGTGTAATCCAGCTATTAGTTCCAAGTTGAACTGGGCTGCTTCTGTAACCTGTACTTGTGTCATCACCAAAGTATCCGTTATAGTTCATACCCCAAATCCACAGAGTACCATCTGTTTTAATACCAGCAGTCCAGCCATTACTTGACTGACCATTACCTGATATAAAATTCCAACTACCAGGAACCTGTACTGGACTGCTTCTGTTGATAGTAGTACCATCACCTAATTGTCCAAGAGTATTTGCACCCCACATCCATAACGTTTTGTCATCACGGATAGCTGCATTGTAGCCAATGATACTTACTGCACTAGTCCAAATGCCACCATCAAACGGCGTTGTTGTTGGTGTTAATGTAACTAGCGTTTTACTATTTGTGATAGCATAGATTGGGCCATTATCAGGATCAGCTACTATATCTAAATATGGATTAGTTGATGCGGCTGATGAAATTTGTACAGGACTAGAAGTTGAAGGACCTGCGCCCCACCACCAAACTGAATTGTCAGATTTTACAGCATACCCAGTATACCCGCTAGTTCCTGCAACTTCTTTCCAAGTATCAGTACCAACTTGTGTAGGCACTGAACGTTTTATAATGTCACCGGTTCCCAATGCTCCGAATCCTGCGTTACCCCATGCAAATAATGTTCCATCTACAGTTATACCGTAAGATGTTTCAAAGCCGGCTGCTACTGTTATCCAACTACTAGTACCGATCTGTACTGGGCTTGATATGTATGATCCTGTCGGGCCACCAGCTCCGTTACCAACTTGACCGTTGCTGTTATATCCCCAACCATACAAACGTCCTAAATTGTCAATTGCGAGACTATGTGAATTGCTAGAAATAAAGACAAAACTTGCAGTAGTACCTATTTGTACAGGACTACTTCTATTGATAGTAGTATTGTCACCCACTTGTCCAAACGTGTTTTCACCGAAACCGAATGTCTGGCCAAGTGAGTTGATTGCAAATCCAGCTTCTCTATAATTAGGACGTTTGTTAGCATTCACTCGTCTCCAGTTGGTCAACGTGCCGATCTGAACTGGACTAGACTTGTTGACTGTTGTGTTGTCACCGATGCCGCCTTTTGAATTTTCGCCCCAGCCCCACAATGTACCATCTACTCTAATTGCATGACCATTTGATGATACAGCCATCCAACTGCTTAGACCGATTTGTACAGGGCTGCTTCTGGTTAAAGTTGTACCGTCACCTAGACGGCCGTCACCGTTAGATCCCCAAGCCCACAACGTACCGTCTTCTTTAATACCAAACGGTGTTGCTAATATCTTCCATTGTTGTACGCCAATCTTTTGAGGAGTGCTATAACCAGTCGTGTTGTTAGTACCCAATTGACCGTATGTATTTTTGCCCCATGCATATAGATATCCGTACGCATCAACACCGACTCTACCCATTTCGCCGCCGGCTTCGTTGCCACCTTCGTATGAATCTGAAATTTGATTCCAACTAATAGGAGCAAATACTTGCACCGGACTGCTTCTAGATACAAGGGTAACATCACCTACTTGACCACTAGCGTTATTACCCCATGTCCATAGCGTATTATCAGCTTTCACGAATGACGTTGCACCGTGATTTAGTAGGGTCATGTTAGTGATAGTCCCAAGTTGACCTTCACTATTACTTCCCCATGCCCATAGTGTACCATCAGCTTTAATTGCCAATGTATGATGATATCCAGTAGACACTTTATTCCAGCTACCTGCAATTTGTGTTGGGCTTGAAACTAGTGTATAAGGTGCAGTCAGTAAACCTGTACTATCAACTGCAACCGGGCTACTAGAAGAAATGGTTGTTCCGTTACCGGTATATGATCCGCCCCAACCGAACAATGTGTTATCAATAGTGATTCCATGGAGTCCAAATCCCAGTCCTGATACTACTAACCATTGACTTTGACCAATTTGCACTGGGCTACTCTTAGGCACGACAGTACCATCACCTAATGCGCCGTTTAAATTATATCCCCAAGCCCATAATGAATTATCATTTGCACGAATCGCAGCCGCACAGCTAGTACCTATACCAATTGATTTCCATTGTATTAATGCTCCACTTGCAGATGTGCCGATTTGAACTGGGCTGCTTCTAGCAATTACTTCGTTGGTGCCTAATACGCCGTTAGTCCCAACACCGGTAACCCATAATGTACCATCTGAGCGAAGTGCTAACATAGATTGACTAGTACATCCAACCATAGACCAGCTATAGCCTATGCCTATTTGTGTTGGTTGACTCCTAGAAACTACTGTTGAGTCACCGAATTGCCCGCTACCGTTGTTACCCCATGCATACATAGTGCCATCTGGTTTAATAGCATATGTAGTGGCTGACACCGAACCACCTGCATCATATGTACCTAAAATTGACCAGCTGCCGGCAACTTGCACAGGACTACTTCTATCTATAGTAGTGCCATCACCTAATGATCCAGTTGAGTTTGATCCTGAGTTTGCACCCCAGGCCCATAGTTGGCCCAATGAGTTTAATGCAGTAACATATACTTTGTTTGCAGATACATTAGTCCAGTTAGTTGAAGAGCCTAACTGCACAGGACTGCTTCTAGAAACAGTGTCGCCTAATCCTAATTGTCCGTTGTAGTTTGCTCCCCAGACCCACAATGTACCATCAGCTTTAATAGCGAACATTGAATCCCCAGAAGCAGACATTTGCGTCCAACTAATTAAGCTAGGAATTAACTGAGGTGTTGCTCTTGCAGTAGTAGTACCATCTCCGACACTTCCCCATGTATTAGCACCCCAAGTAAATAATCTACCCAAGGAAGTCATTGCGGCAGCTTGAAATGTGCCCCCCGTAGTATTAGTCCAGACTTCTCCGGGACCAAATCCCAATTGATTCTGTGAATTTAGTCCCCAGCCCCATAATGTACCATCATTGCGAATAGCTAATGATTGACCGAATCCTGCCGCTGCGACTGTATAACTCTGGTCATCTACTTTAGTTAATGCTGCATTAAAGTTAACTGTCGTAGATCCCACTGATACGTAACTACTATACGTAGTTGTAGTCCCGTTAGCAATCTGACCCGAAGAGCCCAAGCCAGTACTCCACAATGTACCGTCATTACGAACGACAGAGTTTATATATCCGGAACCTTTACCAACAACAGACCATTGATATAACGGCTGGACACTTAAACCTGTATATATTTCTGAAGCAGGTACTATTGCAGGTGATCCTGTCGGAGTAACAGTCCAGTTGTTACTAGAAGTATCGGCAAATATTATCGTTTGGTTTGTCAATAAGATTGTTTGACCTGCAGTAATAGCAGATATATTAGTACCGGAACTTTGTGTCGATGCTGCGGGTATTGTAGGAACTGTAAAGTTACCAGTATATACAGCAACACCTTTAACTATTCTTAAACCAGCAATCTTACCCGTAAACGGTGCGGAGTAATCTAAACCAACACCTATTAACAAAGGCTTTGTTGTACCATTATAGTAGTACATAGTGTCTGATGATGTATATGTAGTTGCATCAGCTACACCATTAATATAGAAACGCCAGGCTGAGCCGTTTCTAACAATAGCCACGTGTGTCCAAACATTACTATTAATAGTAGTGCTACCAGTATATTCAGGAGTCGAAATACCAGATGCAACGTTAGTATATCCAAATATCAAGTTGTTACCTGTAGTAATCTCAAAATAGAATTCACCACCAATGTACCAGTTATTAACGATACCTCGTCTTACACTAGTTGTAGTTGGATATATCCATGCCTCAATCGTAAAGTTACTTGCAGATAACAAGAATGCTGCGTTGTATGGTACAGTTGTGTAATTACCTGAACTAAACTGAACGGAGTTAACATACGCATTCGTATTAGATGGTAATTGTACAGGAGATGAACGACTTACTGTGTCACCTGTGCCTAACTGACCTGATGCATTTAAACCCCATGCATATAGTGTGCTATCATTCTTGATCGCAACTGTATGACTTGAACTGGCTTTGACTTGATTCCAACTACCTGATACTACTTGCGCGGGTGTAAACGCACTTGGATTTGCACCTAGTTGTATAGGACTGCTTCTGCTAATCTGGTCGTTCTGTCCCAATAAACCAGAGCTATTATCACCCCATACGTATAATTTGTTATCAGGTGTTGGCCATATTTGTCCAAGTCTAAAGTTTTGCCATGTGTTTATGTTCTTGAAACTTACACTTGTACTAAGTGCAACCGGTTGAGTTACAACACCGGTTGCGGCGCCTGACCAATTAAAATATGTATTAGCGTCATTGTTTCCGTTCATGTAATACAAATAATTATCACTTGCTAAAGCAAATGCACCATACATGTATCCATATACACCTAACCAACTTGTGACACTAGCATTAGAACGTTGCACTGGTGTCGTTGACGTTGCCAGGAAGCCCCAGGTCCAAAGTGTGCCATCGGTTTTCACACCATAACTATCCCAACCTTCAGTGTAATATTCACCATTATGACTTACCATTGTCCAGCTACCTGGAATTTGTACAGGACTAGATTTGTGGGCTGTAGTGCCATCACCCAAGCGACCGTTGGCATTATATCCCCAAGCCCATAATGTACCATCATTCTTTATAGCATGTACATGTAGTGACCACGCTCCATTGTACACTGCCTTCCAATCAGTACCAGTTCCAATTTGCACTGGACTAGACTTGTTAATTGTAGTACCATCTCCTATACCACCGTAAGTATTAGTGCCCCATGCCCACAATCTGCCAGCAGTGTCAATAGCATATGAAGTACGTGTTGCAGTTGCTACTTGTACCCAACTGTTGGTAGCCGCAATTAACACCGGGCTAGAGTAATTAGTACTATCATTAGTACCCAAGTTTGACCAGACGTTATAACCCCACGCCCACAATCTACCTAGATAATCAATTGCTAATGTGACACTTGCTGCGCCGACTGATACTTGTTTCCAGTATCCAGTAGCACCTACTTGAACCGGGCTACTATAGGTATTACCTGTGGTCCCCTGACCTAATTGTCCACCACCATTGAATCCAACCATCATCAATGTTCCGTCACTGCGAACATAACCGGTGAATCCATAGTTACTACCTGAGCTATTAGTACTTGAATTACCGTTAGTAGAGATACTTAGATATTCGCCGCCACCGCCGCCCAATTGACCTGAACCATTACCACCCCATGTGAACAATCTTCCATCAGGGGAAATAGCTGCCGCGTGGTCTGTACCTGCTGATACTTGACTCCAGCTATCAGTACCTATTTGAATAGGACTATTAACGTATGTTGAAACAAAAGTACCAACTTGCACTGGGCTGGAAGCTGTAGTCACAGCACCGAAACCTAATTGACCCTGCACGTTGTTACCTATCGTATACAACACATTGTCTTTAATAAATGATGTTGCATTTACGCCTGAGTTGCCATTCTGGTTTGGATTTGATTTAGGTAAGATGAATGCACCTGCAGTAGTACCTGCGTTAGCTACTTGTACTGGACTACTACGATTAATTAAATCATTAACACCTAGTTGCCCTGAAGAGTTATCACCCCATGCAAATAAAGTGTTGTCTGTTTTAACACCAAATATACTGTCACCGAGTGCAGTGATATTAGTCCAACTACCAGCAACTTGCACAGGGCTGCTTCTATGAACAATATCATTTAAACCTAACACTCCGTATGTATTGTTGCCCCATGCCCATAGAGTACCTGTTGTACGAATCGCAAACACAGTGTTTCCGGTTGCAGCTATCTTATTCCAGCTGCCGGCAACTTGCACTGGGCTACTTCTAGCAACAGTGTGGCCTTGGCCCAACTGTCCGTAACTATTATTACCCCAAACCCATAATGTACCATCTGTTTTGAGAGCCATCGTAGTAGAGTAGCCGACTTCAATCTGTGTCCAACTACCTGCAATTTGTACTGGGCTATTATTATCTACAACAGTCAAGTCTCCTAGTTGTCCATTGTTGTTTCTACCCCACAACCACAATGTACCGTCATCTTTGATTGCACCAGTGTGATTATAACTAGCAACTTGTGTATAACTTGAACCATTGAAGAATTGCTGTAACGTGTAAACACTATTAGTTGCAACTTGTGTAATGCTACTTCTAGCTATAGTTGAATTATCCGCAGCCATTTCACCATAGTTATTACCACCCCAACTATATAGTTTACCAGTACTTTTCATATATGTACTAGATACACCGGCTGACAGTTGAACTGATGAATAAAGAGTATTAGATATTAATGTAGGATTACCACGGAAACCAATATCACCTGTACCTAATTGTCCCTGTGCGTTGTTACCCCAGGCATATAGTTTACCATTAGTTTGTTGTCCGATAAAGTGATAGGCACCACCTACAACTTGAGTCCAATAATCAGTACCAACTTGTACAGGGCTAGAACGTGAGGGATCAGGTGCAATTTGAACTGGGTTTGATTTATTGACTGTAGTGTTATCACCGATACCACCGGCTGCATTATAACCCCACATTAGTCCAGCTCCGTTGTTATATAACACAGTGTTGTTATTACCTATACTAGGTTGTATAGTTATGTTATTTAGAACGATGCTTTCTTTACTGAATGCACTAAGTTGCACTGGACTGCTTCTAGCAATAGCGTCATTTAAACCAAGTTCGCCACCGGTGTTGTTGCCCCATACCCAGAAAGAGTTATCGATTCTACGTGCAAACACTGAGCCGTTATTTGCGACTGCCTGCAACCATCGTTCGTTAAACGGTCCCGAGAATGTAGTACTGGCATTAGTTAGTGTTAAAGTTCGCCCATAGATTGATGCATCATTCGCAGTTGAGGCATATGCTAACAATTGAGTTTGTGAGTCTGTTACTGAACTAATGTTAGTACCTGATGATTGCGATGTAGTCAACACATTAGTAGGAACTGTGAAGTTACCAGTGTATACTGCTACACCTGTTACTACTCTAAAGTTTGAAATAGATCCAGGGAAAGGAGAATATGCACCTTCACCATCAGCACCAATATTAAATGTGCCAGTTATACCTGAGTAATCACCTGACGGATTTGTAGTTGATGGTTGTAATTGACCATTTACATAAATTTTAATCGCGCCGGGCGCTACTGTATCTCTTACTACTGCAATATGAACCCAAGTATTTTGTGGGACTAAAGTAGTAGAGGTAGTCAGTACTGCTGCATCGTTTTGCCATACACGAAGCTCACCGGTGTTCATTTGATTGAATATTATTTTAGGGGTTGAACCTGTTCCATTCGTAGAACCCCAGAATGACGTATTAGAACCTACCGCAGATGTTCTATAGAACCAGCCTTCTACTGTAAATAAACCTGCGCCAAGATTAATATTGCTTGTAGATGCAATACTACTTGATCCAGTGAATGCTATTGCACCGGCAGTGCCGGAACTTACTAGAACAGGACTAGACTTACTAACAGTTGTGTTATCTCCTAGTTCACCTTCAACGTTTGCGCCCCAAGTGAATAGTCTATTATTAACGTCAATTGCAGCTACGAAATTTTTAGATCCAGCAGATACCATTAACCAACTGCTTGTACCTATTTGTACCGGGCTTGAATAATTATTTGCATTGTTCAATCCCAATTGACCACTAGTGTTTAGACCCCATGTCCATAGCGTGCGGTCACTTCTGATAGCATACATTACACTATTACCGATACTAACATCAGCCCATGTACCTGTGATTTGTACGGGTTGACTTCTGTTTATTGTAGTACCATCTCCTAGTACACCGCCGTTACTTCCCCATGTCCATAATTGGTTCAATGAATCAATCGCAGCAGATGATTGGTAAGGACCAGCAACAATTACAGGGAACGAAGCTGAAGAAATTTGCACTGGGCTGGATCTGTCTACTGTGTTGGCAGATCCTAATGCACCAAAGATATTTCGCCCCCATGTCCATAATCCGCCTCCGAATGTGGTTGCTAAAGCATGTTCACCTGAACCAGAGACCAGTGCCCAACTACTTGTACCTATCTGAACCGGGCTACTTCTGCTGGTTGTAGTACCGGTTCCTGATATACCGTTACTGCCGGCGCCCCACGTCCATAATCTTTGTGCATAATCAATGCCAAACGTGGTAGAACCAGCTGAATAAATTAATCTCCATGATTTGTCGTTTGAGCCTAATGTATAGTATGCGGCATCTCCGCCCCATGTAAACAGTCTACCATCAACAGTAATAGCTGCTGCCGTTCTATTGCCGGCTGCGACTGATTGCCATTTACTTGTTCCAATTTGTAAAGGTGAGCTTCTATTAATAGTAGTACCATCGCCCAACATTCCGTATAAACCAGAACCCCAGGTGAATAAGTTTTGATTCTTATCAATGGCTAATATTGCAGTAGTACTAGTAGAATTTTCTGCTACGAACACTACTGAATTATAGTTAGTAGAACTTATTTGAACTGGACTACTTCTTAATGATGCAGGTGCAGCACCTGCAGCAAATACCCCGTTAGTATTAGATCCGGAACCAAATAACACACCATCATCACGCATGTATACGTGTGAGTTAACACTTACTATTGCGGATCTCCAACTATAACCTACACCCAATTGAACTGGAGATTGCCTACCATTAGTATCACCTAAGCCCAATTGACCCTGGTTATTATATCCCCATGCAAACAATCTGCCATCACTTGTGATAGCTGCCATAGATGAGACTTGACCTGTAGCAGTTGCTAATTGACTCCAGCTAAGAGTTCCAATTTGAATGGGAGCACTACGGTTTTGAACCGTACCAAAGTCGCCCATTTGACTGTAATCATCTCTACCCCAAGCAAACATTAAGCCATCATTGCGAATTGCATATGTAGTAATACCGGTGCTTCTAATTTGACTCCAGCTATATACATCAGGTAAACCATAACCTACGTTAGGTACGCCCATGCCATATAACTTACCATCTGTAGAAATTGCATACATGTGGCTGTAGCCACCCGAGACTGAGGCAAATTTAGTATACATAGGTGTCGTATTACCTACTACGATGGGACTTGATTTGAGTGTAGGTCCATTGTATGTCTGTGTGTAATCAGCAACGCTTTGTAAATCTGTTCCCCATGCATACAAAACGCCATCTTCTTTGATACCGAACATAGTACGAGATTGGTTATTTGTAATAGCTACACTAGTCCAACTATCGTAAGTTAATCGTCCCATCTGACCTACACTATTGTTACCCCAAGCCCATAATTTATTATCAGTATCCAATGCTAAGGCATATGCTCCTGTGATCGGGGTAGATCCTGGGCTGCCGGATGGGTTAGCGAATATTTTAGAATAAGGTTTTGTGCTTACTTGTACAGGGCTACTACTAGCATAGAATCTAACTGGACCACCAGAGAAAGTACTAGGTGCATCTCCTCCCCATGCAAATAACATATTATCATTGCGAATAGCGTAATTACCACTAGTGCCGGAAGCAACCGCAATCCAGCTACTTGTGCCTAGTTGAACAGGGCTACTTCTACTGATGGTTGTAATATCACCTAATTCGCCGGCTAGGTTATATCCCCATGCAAACAACATTCCATCATTGCGAATTGCTATGGTATAGTTTGCTGTACTGCCATCGCCACGTTGACCTGCGCTTACATCAATCCATTTTTCAGAACCGATTATAACCGGGCTACTCTTGTTTACTACAGTACCATCACCTAAGGCACCGTAGCCGTTATAACCAACACCAAACAATCTACCATCACTGCGAATGAACATTGAATGACTCGCACTAGTTGAAACTTGACTCCAACTTAGATATGAGTATGCAGAATCAGTCAATCCTAGTTGTCTAAAACTATTACTTCCCCATGACCACAGTTTACCTGCAGTGTCAATAGCTAATGAATGATAATATCCTGAGTTGACACTAGAAAAACTAGATAACGGTGCTGCAATTTGCACAGGTGAGCTTGCATTATTGGTGTGGTTTATACCTAATTGACCTTGGTCATTTTTACCCCATGCAAACAGTCTATTTTGAGAATTAATTGCAACAGCAAATGAGCCACCGCCGGTCACATCTTTCCACAATGCTGACCCTATGGTGATTTGAACTGGAGCGCTTCTAGATGCAGTCGTGTTATCTCCCACTTGGCCTGCAATGTTATATCCCCAGCCCCACAATGTGCTATCTGCACGTATTGCATAACTATTTTGACTACCACCTGCAACTTGAGTCCAGCTATATGTAAAACTGGCTGTTGCATTATCAGAACCTGCTACCGGAGCTTTAACCCCCCAGAACCATAAACTGCCATCTTGCTGGATACCTATAGTTGCATTATTGTGAATTTCTACTTTAGACCAAGTAGATGTGCCAACTTGCACTGGGCTACTTCTATTAGTCAAAGTACCATCACCTAGTTGTCCATTGGCATTGTAGCCAGACCCCCACAATGTACCATCGCTACGAAGTGCAAGGCGTGGGCCGGATTGACCAGTGCCCTGAACTGTAAAGACTTGGCTCCAGCTGCTTGTACCGATTTGCGTCATTACGCTACGGTTTATAATATCATTTAGGCCTAATTGCCCTCCGATATTACCGCCCCATGCAAACAACATTCCATCACTGCGAATTGCGCTTGCATAACTATAACCGGCTGCAACTTGAAGCCAGCTGTTTGAATTTATCTGCACTGGACTTGACCTAGCAATTGTGTCACCGGTGCCCAACTGACCCTGTGTGTTAAATCCCCAAGCCCATAATGATCCTACACTATCAATTGCAACCACATGGAATGTGGGTCCAACAGACACTTGAACGAATGATTTCCCCGCACCAACTTGAACTGGACTACTCTTAGCAATCAAGTCATTCTGACCTAGTTGTCCGTTAGCGTTATTCCCCCACGCAAATAGTTTACCGTCGGCTCTTATAGCAAAACTACTTGCTAAATTTATAGTAGTGCTTTCTGAATTTATTGATATGTTTGTCCATGTATCAGTACCGATCTGAACTGGACTGCTTCTACTTATCGTAGTACCATCACCCAATTGTCCGCCAGTATTATCACCCCATGCAAATAGTTTACCATCTGAACTGATTGCCAATGCATGTCCAGTAGACTCAACAACTTTTGACCATGTGTTTAAATTAGAGAACGTACTTGAACCCAATTGGTTATTAGTGTTGTTGCCTGCTGATATTAACTTGTTATCACTAGTAATGGCTAAACTGAAACTGTTGCCGGCGCTGACAGTAACATAACTACTCGTACCAACTTGTGTTGGACTGCTCACTAATTGTCCGGCGAACTGAGGGGCAATCAATTGACCTACCAAGTTACTACCCCAAGCCCATAAAGTTTTATCGCTGCGAATTGCTAAGGTATGGTCTGTACCTGCGCTAACAGACACCCATGAACTAGTACCTATTTGCACCGGGCTATCGGATAACAAACCAGCACCAGTTTGAACTGGACTACTTCTATAAGTTGCTGCAAGTGCATCGGAGGTAGTAAAATATAATTCGTAGTTGCCTGAATCTTTACCCCAAGCCCATAGTTTGTTATCAGTAGTTACACCTAATGTTCCACTAATAGTAGAAGTGACTGCTGCCCATTTTGAGTTGCCTATCTGCACTGGAGCAGAGCGACTAATAGTTGTACCATCACCTAATTGTCCACCGGTGTTGTCACCCCACATCCATAGACTACCTGACGTGTCAATTACGCTTGTTTGTAAGTAATTTTTAGATGATAGTTTACTTACATTAGTCATAATCTGCACAGGTGCGGATCTGTTGATATTAGTACTATCTCCGATTATACCTGCAGTGTTTTGGCCCCAGCCAAGTAATAATCCTGTGTTAGTCAAACCAAACATTGTATTTTGTGCGGTTACTACATTAGACCAAACATATGATGAAGGTATTTGAGAGGGTGCGCTGCGTGAAATTGTATCATTTTGACCAAGTTGACCAAGGTCATTTTTACCCCATGTGAATATATTACCAGTACCATCTATAGCAACGGCTGCACCGTCAGTTGCGGCAACTTTGATAAAATTAGCACCGACGAATACAGGGCTACTCTTACTTACAATAGTGTTATCGCCTAATTGACCGTTAGTACCAAAACCCCATGCAAACAAATTCTTGTTAATATCAATCGCATATCCCGCATCGTTAGCTGAAACCGAACCGGCAGTAGTTGCAACAGTAGTCCATAAACTAGTTCCTATTTGTGTCGGGCTACTTTTGTTAGTTACATCGTTTAAACCTAAGTCACCTGCTAAGTTATAACCCCATGCAAACAATCTACCATTAATATCTATCGCAAACGTGTTCAATGTAGAAGTAGTCACCATAGACCATGAACTAGTTCCAATTTGGATAGGACTAGTGACCGCAGCTACAGTGTTATTACCTAGTTGACCCTGAGTATTTCCGCCGACAGCCCACAATGTACCGTCAGCTTTAATAAGCATAGTATGCGAATATCCAGGCGACGCCATTCTCCAATAATTACTATATGCGAGACCGTTGTTACCTAGTTGGTAGCTAGAATTTTGACCCCAGCCGAATAACAATCCATCACTACGAATTGCCATTGAATGATTGGCACCAGCACTGGCGCTTAACCATAACCTTGTTCCAATTTGAACAGGACTAGACTGTATTGAAACAGTATTATTACCCACTTGACCATATTGGTTACTACCCCATGACCATAGTGTTCCGTCATTCTTGATAGCGACAGCGTGGCTTGAACCGATGCTTAAACTTTTCCAACTAGAGCCAACACTAACGGGGCTTATAGCATAAGCCCCTGTTTTACCTTCAATTTGCGTTAAGGACGAGCGATTAGTATTGTTACTCATGTACCATCCCCAAGTTGACCATCGTTGTTGTTACCAAATGTATATGCGCTACCATCAGATTTTTCTACTGCGTTATGATTGTATCCTGCTTCCGCTTCAACCCATGTTGTTGCAGTACTTATTTGTACAGGACTACTCTTATTTATCGTAGTAGAATCACCGACTTGACCATTTTGATTGTAACCCCATGCGAATAATAAACCTGAGGATTTGATGCCTAAACTGTGATTTTCACCCGCTGAAACTAAGTTCCAGCTTTCACTTCCCACTTGAACTGGACTACTTTGATAATATCCAGTATAATCGTCGGATGTAATTTGAGTTGGATTACTCTTATTATCCGCGATACTAAACAATACTGCTGTCGGTAAGTTCTTACTTACTATTGTATTATCTCCTAATTGTCCTGCAGTGCCAGCACCACTAGCTATCAACTTGTTACCTTGTAGTGGATCATTTGTGTTAACTACTAACAACGTTGAGTATCCAGATGACACATGTACATAAGATAAATTGCCACCTACTTGAACTGGACTGCTTCTAGAGTTAGTAGTTCCGGCCATTAATGGACCAGATGCATTATTACCCCATGCATACAACGAACCGTTTGTTCTTATCGCAGCAGTAAAGTCACTACCTGCAGTTATATCACTCCAATTACTAGTACCAACTTGTGTAGGTGAGCTTAGTGGATAGTTAGGTGTAAACGCAGAAATTTGTACTGGGCTACTTCTATAAGTTGTAGTGTTATCACCAAAAGCACCGTAAACGTTGGATCCCCACATCCAAATTTGTTTATCAGTTGTTATAGCAGTAACTCTATCTCCACCTATAACAACACTTAACCACTGTTTATCCGCAGCGATTTGAATAGGACTTGACTTACCCACTGTTGTTCCATCACCCAAGTTGCCGGCAGTGCCTGCACCCCACACATATAATCTGTTAGAAAAATCAATAGCAGCAGTCATACTAGTACCGGCTGCAACAGAGATATATGACAGAGTACCAACCTGCAATGGGCTGCTTCTGGATGCAGCAGTACCGCTTCCTAATTGTCCGGCTGCACCGAATCCCCAAGTGAACAGTCTACCTGACATATCCAAAGCAACAACGTGACTTGCATATCCACCGATACTAACTTGACTCCAACTGCCGGCGACTTGTATAGGACTATTCTTAGCTACAGTAGTACTGTCACCTAATTTACCACTAGTGTTATTACCCCACATCCATAGTGTGTAGTCAGTGCGAATAGCGGCAGTAGTTAACAATGAACCAGTAACAAATCGCCATGTGTCTAGCCCGAGCTGTACTGGACTACTTCTATTGTTAGAAGTACCATCACCTAACTGACCTGAACTATTGCTTCCCCATAACCATAGAGTACCATTATCACGAATAGCATATGATGTTCTTGACGTAGCTCCAGTATCAGTTGTCGTTGATATAAATTGCCATGAGCCGGTTGATATTTGAACTGGACTTGATCTAGCGATAGTAGTTCCATCTCCGACTGACCCATCTGTGTTATATCCCCAGGACCACAGTGTGCTATCATCTTTTATTGCTATAGTTCCATAATAACCAGAAGCAACTTGAGTATATCTATTGGTCCCGGCTATTCCGCCAAACACGCCGACTTGAACTGGACTACTTCTACTTAGAATAGTGTTATCACCTAATCCACCGTTTAGGTTATAACCTGTTTGCCAAATCTGGTTGTTTTGTGTTAGAATAGTTGTACCATATATACTAGTTGCCGCAATTTGGTTATATGAGTATGATACTCCTAATTGTCCTAGGTTGTTATTTCCCCAAGAGAATAACTTATTATCACTTCTGATTGCTGTACTAAACAAGGCGCCGGCGCTTATCACGTTCCAAGTACTTGTACTAACTTGAGTAGGCTCATTGAATACTTGCGGTGTCATTGCTGATGCATATATTTGAACTGGACTACTTCTGTTATTAGTATTATCTCCGGGATTGCCGCCCCATGACCATATTGAACCATCTATCTTGCGGGCGGCATAACTACCACTGGCTATATTCGTAACTAATGTCCAGCTGCCTCCTCCAGAAATTTGCACCGGACTACTTCTAGATACGGTGTCTCCCGTTCCCAATTGACCGTTACTGTTTTCACCCCATGTCCATAGTGTACCATCACTTCTTATACCAGCACGAGAATAAAAACCATTACTCGCAACTTGAGTCCAACTTCCTGCAATTGTTGTTAATCCTGACTTGTTAACAGTAGTACTATCACCCAAGTTACCACTTGCGTTCCAGCCCCAAACTACCAATTGCCCTAATGTAGTGATTGCGTGTCCGCCTTGGTCAGTAATATACACTGACGCATATCCAGTACCTATCTGTGCCGGCGATGAACGATATACAGTAGTACCTCCTGCTAGTCCACCTAAGTTTCCACTACCCCATGTCCATAGTGTACCGTCAGCCATAAGTGCACCAGCAACGCCATTACCAGCAGAGACTTGACTCCAACTACTTGTACCTATTTGTACTGGACTACTTCTGTTAACCAACGTACCGTCACCTAATTGGCCGGCGACATTATCACCCACAGTCCATAACGAACCGTCATCTTTTATTCCTATACCAAAACTAGTACCAAAGACAAACGATGTCCAACTTCTACCAGCGCCTGCTGACAATTGAACAGGGCTACTTCTAGTAATAGTATCAGTCTGTCCAAGCTGACCGTTACTGTTATTACCAGACACCCATAGTGTATTATCTGTCTTGAAGAAACCAAAAGTATTATTGTTACTGAAGGTTGGTATTATTTTACTCCAAGTAGTTAATGCTCCTATTTGCACTGGACTAAGTTTATTGATAGTAGTGTTATCACCTAGTTGACCATTATTATTAATACCCCAAGCATACAACTTACCCTGTGATGTTATAAATCCAGGTGCATTCATTGTAGTAGCTGTACCTGAAACAGTAAATGTTGCAGTAGATTTACCTACTTGTCCATATAAGTTAGAGCCCCAGCCATATAACGTATCATCAGTTGCAATAGCTAAACTATGTGATGTGCCGGCGCTTAACGATTTAAACTTAACACTAGTTGGAACTTGAGTAGGACTACTACGAGAGAATGCATCGTATATACCTAATTGAAGTGAACTATTATTTCCCCATGCATATAGAGTACCATCACTTGTTATTGCTAATGTATGTGTGTCGCCGGCAGCAATATCAGTGAACGAAGTAGAAATTTGCACTGGGCTGCTTCTATTAATAGAAGTACCATCACCGACCTGTCCACTAGTATTGAATCCCCATGTCCAGTTAGTGCCATCTGCTCTAATTGCAACAACATGTGAGTTACCGGCTCTAACATTAGTCCAGCTACTTGTACCTATTTGTGTTGGGCTGCTTCTAGAGTTAGTTGTATTGTTACCTAACTGTCCGTATGTATTTTCGCCCCATGTCCATAAAGTACCATCACTACGAATCGCAGTGAAGTAGTTTCCGGCACCACTTAGAATACTCCAGCTATAGTAACTACCATTATTACCAAGTTGACCATATAAGTTGTCGCCCCATGTTTCTAAATTACTATATGAATCAATTGCACTTACAGAGTTTTCTGTCAGTGACAATACTTTAAACGTATCAGTACCAACTTGTACAGGGCTGCTTCTTGCGATTAAAGAAGTGTTGCCTAGAACACCTGATCCATTAGCTCCCCAAGTCCATACAGTATTATTAATTGCGATTGCACCAGCAAATGTATTACCTGCTTCTGAATCTATCCATAGACCAGCGAGTTGCACTGGGCTACTTCTACTTGATGTTGTATTATCACCTAGTTGTCCACTAGTATTCAAGCCCCATGTCCATAATGTGTTATCAATTCTGATAGCAGTGTTGAAACTGTTTCCGGCAGAAACAGATGCCCATGAACTAGTTCCGATTTGCACAGGTGAGCTTCTTGAAACAGTCGTACCTTGTCCTAATGGACCTCCTACGTTATATCCCCAGGCCCACAGTGTACTATCTGTGCGAATAGCAATGGTATGTGAGTAACCACCACTAACTTGTGACCATGAACTTAAACCTACTCTTAAAGGAAGAACATACGTGTTATCACCAGCGCCTACAGATGTGCCGGCAGATAATTGTACCGGACTGCTTCTAGCAACAGTATCACCTGTACCTAGTTCACCACGTCCAGCAGCGTTGTTACCTGCAACAAACGTAGCACTATCACTAGCTAGACGAGTCTGCGATCCTAATCCAAACACAGTACTATATGATTGTCCTGCATTTATTTGTGTAGGACTACTGCGACTAATAGTATCTGTGACTTGCCCTAGTTGTCCAAACGTGTTTTGACCAAACACCCATGCAGTGCCATTACTACGCAATGCAACAGTATGTTGGGCGCCGGCGCTAACTTTTGTATAGTTATTGTTATCTAATAACGTTATTGATTTTTGTTGTGTATCTGTTGCGATGCCAACTTGCATTGGAGCCGATCTGGCTACAATGTTACCCATACCCAATTGTCCTACGTTATTTAGTCCCCAAGCGTATAATAAGTTATTAATTTTTAAACTGAAATAAATGCTACTTTGCGGGAAGAAAGATGCATTAACATCTTTAGAGAAAATTTGTGTTGGCGCACTTCTATTAAGAGTATCACCTACTCCTAGTATACCGTTAACAGTGTTAGTTCCCCATACCCATATAGAATTATCTTGTGCCTTTGCCATGAATGCAGGACCGTTATGTGATGCAACAACATCTTGCCACATACCACCAGTGGCAATTTGAGTTGGGGTGCTTCTGTTAATAGTAGTGTTATCACCTAGTTGCCCTGATGCGTTAACACCGGCAGTCCATAAAGTATTGTCATTGCGTAAGAACGCAAAGTTTGTTGCGGCACCCACTACACGTTTCCAGTTTCCAGCAACTTGAACTGGACTGCTTCTGAATACTAAATCGTTGACTGCAAGGCCGCCGTCGCTGTTACCTCCCCATGTCCATAATGTATTATCGTTGCGAATATATGCTGCGGCTAAGTTACATGCTGCTATATCTATAACATTGGTTGCGATTTGTACAGGACTGCTTCTAGCAACAGTATCATTTTGACCTAACTGACCGTTAGTGTTTAGTCCCCAACCAAATAATGTTCCACCGGTTGTAAGCATTAAAGTATATGCGGCACCGAGTACTAGCTTGCTAACACCTGGTGCTTTAGCTAATATCTGTACAGGACTTGATCGTGTAACAACTGTACCATCACCTAATTGCCCGTTTGAGTTTATACCCCATGCCCAAATAGTATTATCGGGTTTTACTGCAACTATGTGTGCTGCACCTAGATTACTTGCTAGTAAAGTATATTTGTCTGCACTGGTACCTATCTGCACCGGACTACTCTTATTGACCGTAGTACCGTCACCATAACCTGCATATGTTGCAGCTACAGCAGCATAACCCCATGCATATAAGTTACCGTTCTTTAAACCATAACTTGTTTGTCCCATTATCACTGTATCCCAGATTACAGGAGACAATGATCTTCCTAATTGACCAAACGAATTGTCGCCCCATCCGTAAATAGCATTACCAATTAAACCTACAACATGGTTTGCACCAGAAGAAATTTGAGAGAATGAACTAGATGTTACTTGTATAGGGTTACTTCTGTTAGCATTATCATTTTGACCTAATTGTCCATATTGATTGTTACCCCATGTCCAAACACTATTGTTAGCCATAGTAGCAATAGCATGTGATGTACCTGAACCAACTTCAACCCAACTGCTTGTGCTGATTTGAACAGGATAACTTCTATTCAATGTAGTACCATCACCTATTTGTCCTGATGAATTGATACCCCACATGAATAACATACCATCACTACGAATAGCACCACTAAAGCTATTACCTGCAGTCACTTGACTCCAGCTACCGGATGCTATCTGCACCGGACTGCTTCTGTTTGGAATTACCGGACCTGCAATAACTTGCACTGGGCTACTTCTAGTAACAGCATCGGCCATACCTAATTGACCGTATGTATTAACACCCCATGCATATAATATTGCAGGAGGTGATGTAACACCAGCCATCATGTATCCAGTAGCAGCTAACATACTCCAGCTACTATTACCAACTTGTACAGGTGATACTATTAACGTTTCAAGGTTTGTGCCAACTAATGCAGGTGAAGAACGTGATACTGTTTGATTATCACCTAACGCTCCAAATGCGCCGTTACCCCATGTAAACAGTCTATAGGCTAAATCAACTGCATACATGTTGTTTGTGGAAGTAGATATACTAATCCAGCTACTTGTACCCACTTGGACTGGAGAACTTCTGTTCACAGTGTTCGCAATGTTCAAACCTAGTTGACCTGCATTGTTAATACCCCAGGTCCATAATGCTCCAGTTGTTGTTAGTGCCGCTGTTGCAGATTGGTTTGCTGATATCTGTGCCCAACTATATCCACTTGCAATTGATACTTGTACAGGACTGCTGCGGTTTGCAGTTGAAGTATCACCTACTTGACCATACGTATTTAAACCCCAACCCCACAATGTATTATCTGTAGTTACCCCGATGCTGTGCTGCCACCCAGCTGCTATCAATGACCAACTGCGATTACCAATTTGAGTAGGTATAGAATACGCTGGTACTAAGACTGCTGATAAGTTAGTTTGTGTAGCTACAGTTAATACAGGAGAACTCTTTGCAACAGTGGTGTTATCACCCTGTGGATAACCTTGAGTAGACCATGTAAAGAATCTATTATCAGATGTCACCCCATGAATAGTAAAGTATCCACTAGTCACTTGTGTCCAGCTACTTGTTCCTAGTTGAACAGGACTGCTTCTTAGTGTACTTGGTACACCTGTTACTGAGCCCCATGTAAATACACCACCGTCTAATCTAATTGCTGCTACACCGCCGTGTGTTGTTGCAACTTGTGTCCAGCTGCTTGTTCCTAGTTGAACTGGACTACTTCTATCAATTGTTGTAGTATCACCCATAGAGCCGTTTGTAGGATGACCCCATGTGAATAATCCGCCGTCGTTTCTAATAGCAGCTACTAAATTATAAGTTACACTAACTGACGTCCAGCTACGTGTTCCTACTTGTACTGGGCTACTTCTGTATACTCTATCATTCTGGCCCAATTCACCATATGCGTTTACTCCCCAAGCCCATAATGTACCGTCAGTTTGTATACCGAATGCAGTGCCACCGTTAGCTGAGATAAGTGACCAGCTGCCTGCAATCTGTACTGGACTTGAACGATTGACCGTATCACTTTGTGCTAATTGACCTGCGTTGTTGTTTCCCCATGCCCATAAGGTGTAATCTGTCTTAATTGCAAAGTTAGCGTCATCTATACCAAATACTCTTAACCAATTAGTATCAGTGCCGATCTGTACTGGGCTGCTTCTACTGATTGTAGAATTGTCTCCGATACCACCGTATGTATTAGTACCCCAACCCCACAATGTACCGTCAGTTCTGATACCGTTACCTGCCGGATAAGTTGCTGCGGCGCCACGTAACTGTGCAGATTTCCATAATCCTGCAATTTGCACAGGCGAGCTTCTATTAGCAGTTGCGCCATCACCTAGTGCGCCGCCTCCGTTATTACCCCATACCCATAGTTGATTATCTGCTCGTAATGCTACACCGTTACCGATCTGTGCAAATGTTAATGGTGAATTGTTGATTTGACCTTCAACGTTTCTACCCCAACCATATAACTGGCCTAAACTATCAAGTGCTAATGTATGTGATACACCTGCTGAGATAACACTCCAAGATCCAGAGGTCGCATTAATTTGTACTGGACTACTTCTATCAATTGTAGTGCCATCGCCTAGTTGGCCGGCGTCATTAGAGCCCGCGGCCCATATTATTCCAGTTGAATCTTTTGCATAGCTACGATTTTGACCTACAAAAATATTCATCCAACTCTTATCAATGCCGATTTGAACTGGGCTGCTTCTACTGATAGTAGTACCGTCACCCAATGATCCAAGGTTGTTTATACCCCATGCCCACAATGTGTAATCAGGTTTTATACCCATTACAACATATCCAGTTTTAGAAATTACAGTCCAGCTTGTAGATCCTAGTTGAATAGGACTACTTCTCTGTATAGTAGTACCATCACCAACTTCACCGTATGCGTTTTGACCCCAAATATACACAACACCGTTAGAACGCACCATAGCCTGATTTAGTGCCATAGTCCATGACATAGGGGCTACACCCAATTGTCCGCTAGCATTATTACCCCAGGTGTACAACTTATTCGTAGTATCAATTGCTGCCGACGTTGATGCCCCTGCTTTAACTATGCTCCAACTACCTGCAATTTGTGTGGGTGAACTTCTATTGATAGTAGTTGTGTCACCTAACTGATATAATTGATTATTACCCCAAGTAAATAACGTGTTATCCGTTGTAATTGCAATTGTATGATTGAACCCAACATCAACATTAATCCAACTACCGTCAACTTGTACAGGGCTACTACGTGTCACTACATCGTTAACACCCAGCTGACCACTAGTGTTTAAGCCCCACGTAAACAATCTATTATCCGTAGTAATTGCTGCTGCATGGCTGCTGTATGCAGTCACAGATGACCAACTACCGGTAACTTGTACCGGACTACTTCTATTTACGGTATTGTTTTGTCCTAACTGCCCACTCGCATTTAACCCCCACACCCAGAGTGTATTGTCACTACCAATTGCCATTGAAGTAGAATCTCCCGCAGACAATTGAAGTACATTTCTTCCTACTAATTTGTCAACACTTGCAAACGGAGTCACTGGTGCGGCTGTTGCAGTTCCAAACGGAGAGATAGTTAAATTATTTCCTGATCTATCAAACAATCCCTGACCAGTCAACAAACTAGTTTGACCTGCAGTAATAGCAGATATATTAGTACCTGCTGATTGTGTTGCTTCCAATGGTGATGTAGGTACGGTAAAGTTACCGGTGTATACTGCAACACCTTTAACTATTCTAATATTACTCATCAATCCGTTGAAGTTGTATCCTGCACTGTTCGGTACGTTACCATCACTACCAATAATAGGTCTACTAGCTCCTACAATGTAAGATACTGAATCAGTTATAGTAGTACCAACTTGTACACCGTTTAAGAACAATCTAGTACTAGAGCCCTGTCTAGACACTGCAATATGATTCCACTGGTTTAATGGAACAATTGCGATTCCGTCAGAAACAACTGCACCACTACTATAACCTATGAAACCAGTTGATGAAATGTTGATAAGTTGATAAGTTGCAGTTGAACCAGTGCCTGCGGGTCTAGTATCATATAGAGTAGTAGATGTTGCAGCATACCCTTTCAAGAACACCCACATTTCAATAGTCCAATCAACTGCACCAAACGCCAATGTAGTGTTAGGTGCTACTGTATAATATTCGTTAGATCCGTTAAATGACAGTGATGGATACGCATTACCTATTTGAATTGGGCTACTACGAGCTACTGTACTGAAATCACCAAGTTGACCTGCATTATTCAAACCCCATGCAAACAATAATCCATCATTACGTTTTGCCAATACGTGGTTTACACCTGCACTAACTTGTGACCAACTGTTAGTATCAAGTACAACAGGACTACTTCTATCTGTAGTAGTACTATCTCCTAATTGACCAAAGTTATTTCTTCCCCAAGAAAATAATGCACCGTCACTACGTATAGCAAACATGAATGGTGCGGGGTCTTGACTTGCAGATATTTGCGCCCAGCTTAATGCGCCGGCTTGACCATAGTCATTCTTACCCCAACCTAATAACTTACCATCTGTTGTAACTGCAAGAACGTGAGCATCGCCCGAAGCAACATCACTGAACGTACCTAAACCAATCTGTACCGGCGAGCTTCTGTTAGTGACGTTTGTTTGTCCCAATTGACCTGCAGCATTATTACCCCATCCCCATAATGTACCATCACTTCTGATACCATAAGTCTGTGTTAAGTCTCCTACAATCTTAGTCCAATTGATAACACTTACTATACCTGCGCCAATTTGACCTCTATCGTTGAGACCCCATCCATATAAGCCACCATCACTCTTTATAGCCAATGAATGATATGCACCGGCTGCTACTTGACTCCAGCTACCGGTAGTTACTTGTGTTGGACTACTTACGTTTGCAAATTGTAATACTGGAGTAGGTATATATTTTGCGATTGTAGTGCCATCACCATGCACACCGCTTGTGTTATTGTTTCCCCATACGTATATGTTATTGTTTTGGTCAGCAAAGCCTGAAATATCAACCACTTGAGAAGGTTGTACTATGCTTAGATTACCTGCACTATATCCCGTTAGTTGTACAGGTGTGCTTCTACCGAACGTTGTGCCATCACCTATATTACTACCTGCAACCCACAATGTATTGTCAATTCGTTTAGCAAGCATTGTAGTTCCAAATGCAGATACTTGACTCCAACTACTTGTACCGATTTGTACAGGGCTGCTTTGAAGGTTGTTAGTATTGCCGTGAGCTAGTCTACCGCTCGTGTTATCACCCCACGACCATAGTGTACTATCAGTTTTAATACCATAGATAGAATTATAGACAGAAGCGATATTATTCCAGCTACCACCGACTTGAACAGGACTACTTCTGCTTGATGTTGTACTGTCTCCTAACTGACCACTAGTATTATTTCCCATAGCAAATAATCGGTTGTCAGTGGTTAAGAAATGAGTTGTATATAATTGCAAGTAAACCGATGCTATACCAGTAGTACCTAACTGCACTGGGCTACTTCTGTAGCTAGTTGAGTTATCACCAAGTGCACCGTTTATGTTGTTACCCCACATAAACAATCTATTGTCACTTGTAATAACAGCAGTATGTGATCCACCCGCAGCAACACTGAGTACATTAGATAAACCTGGTACCTGCACAGGACTAGATTTAGGAGCGATTGTGTTGTCACCTAATTCCCCGTGTGCGTTACTTCCCCAAGTCCAAACTGTACCGTCTTTTTTCTTTGCAATAGCATGAGTATAACCTATTGATATTTGATCCCATGTATTTTCAATGCCTATCTGTATAGGATAACTTCTACTTATGATGGTACTATCTGCTAATTGTCCAGCAGTACCTAGACCCCAAGTCCACAATGTATCATCAGGTGCAATTGCAACAGCGAAAGTGCCGGCAGCTAGTGATTTCCATTTGAGTCTCGGTGCGTTGTAGTTCAAACCTAGTTGACCTGTTACGTTGAATCCCCATGCAAACAATGAACCATCAGTTTTAATAGCTAATGTATGACGTTGTCCTGCACTGACACTATTCCAGCTACCATCAATTTGCACCGGGCTACTTCTGTTGATAACTGTACCGTCACCTAATTGACCTGCATCATTTTTACCCCATACCCACAGTGTGCTATCACTCTTGATAGCTAGTGTATGATTAGCACCATCATGTAGTTTAACCCATGTAGGTGTAGAATTGCCTGTATTAGTTCCCAATTGCCCTGAATAGTTACTACCAAAACTGTATAATGTATATTGACTATCTATCGCAAGTGTATGACTGCCGCCAGCAGAAACTTTATTCCAATCACCTGCAATTTGTACGGGCGAACTACGTGTTACGAATGTAGAATCTCCCAACTTACCCTGTGAGTTGTCACCCCAAGTAAACAGTTTGTTATCTACTGTGATTGCAGTAGTATGAGCCTTACCTGCACTTACAAATGAATAACTACTATTGTTAACTTTTGATAATCGTTGATATGGTAAATTGAAGTTAGGAAGAATAGTAGGGGTACTAATTCCTAATGCAGTTGATGCCTTAAGTCCACCTAATGCATAGAATATACCATTTGTTTGTGCTACACTTAATTCAGAGGTAGTAGTTTTCAAAAAGTCAACTGGCCCAAGATTGCCAATTTGCACAGGGCTACTTCTAGCGATAGTAGTAGCTTCGCCGAGACCAAGTACGTTGTACTGGTTGGTACCCCAACCCCATAAGGTATTATCTACTGTTGCACCCACGACACTGGGCAGTGAGCTAGACGCTGCTACGGTAGACCAACTCATTGTACCAATTTGCACCGGACTACTTCTGTCAATTGTGGTTCCATCGCCCACCTGACCTTGAGTGTTGAGTCCCCATGACCATAGTTTATAGTTAGAGTCAATCCCTCTTCCTGAGTTCCATCCAAAATTTACAGTATTCCAAAGTTTATCTTGCATGGTCAATACTGCGATAGCCCTGTTAGATGTTGTACCATCACCTCTTGAACCGCTTGTTCCGATACCCCAAGTCCATAATTTATTACCAAAGTCTAATGCACCGGAAGCACGAGAACCTCCACCTAAATACTTCATGCCCTTGAATACTGAACCGATAGAAACTTGAACCGGGCTGCTTCTATTGAGAGTAGAAGTATCACCTATCTGCCCTGTGGTGTTACCACCCCAAGCCCATAATGTGCCATCCAATCGTGCAGCAAAACTTGTGCCGCCTGATGATTGAATAGTTATCCAACTACTAGTACTGATTTGAACCGGGCTGCTTCTAAAGATAACGGTGTTGTCACCTACTTCGCCGTTTAAATTAAATCCCCAAGCCCATAAGGTGTAATCTAATCTAGTCGCAATCACTGTTCTGCCACCCGCAGCTATTTGAGTCCAGCTACTTGTACCAACTTGCACTGGGCTGCTTCTTGACACTGTTGCAGTGCTACCTAAGTCACCTTGACTTCCATCACCCCATGTAAATAATTTATTATCTACGGTAATTGCAAATGTACCAGTGCCATTAGATGCGATTTGACTCCACGAACTAGTGCCAACTTGTGTAGGTGAACTGCGATTAACAGTATCACTTAATCCCAATTGACCTACGTGATTTTGACCCCATGTAAATATAGCATTATCACTTCGCAATCCGATTACGTGATACGTTTCAGATTCAAGTTGTTTCCACTGGTTTGTACTAACTTGTATAGGGCTGCTTCTGTTAATTGTGGTGTTTTGTCCTAATTGGCCTAAATCGTTACGGCCCCATGACCATAGTGTGTTGTTCATATCAAGTGCATACGTTGATCCGTACCCACCGATGATTTGACTCCAGCTACCTGCAATTTGCACTGGGCTACTTCTACTAATAGTAGTACCATCACCTAACTGTCCATATATGTTATTACCCCAAGACCATAATGTATAGTTATCTTTAATCCCGTATAATCCACCGTCATTGCCTGCTATAGCAAGCCATTTATCTGTTCCCAATTGGATAGGAGAACTCTGATTGACGGTTGTGTTATTTCCTAATTGACCATAGTTATTAGTTCCCCATACCCACAAAGTACCGTTAGTAAGGATAGAAGAACCGACTCCTATTCCTGCACCTAATCCGGCTTGTGTTGGTGGGAATGCTACTTGTACTGGACTACTACGAGAACTTAAAGTACCGTCTCCTAAGGAACCTAATGTGTTATAACCTGCACCGAACACTCTGTATGCCGAGTCTCTCCAAAATGTCGTCATGCCCGCAGTATCGTGTATTGCAGTTCCTATTTCGACAATATTAGATTGTCCTGAAATTTGTATCGGAGCACTTCTACTAATTGTGTCCCCTAAGCCTAGTTGGCCGAAGCCGTTTGCCCCCCATGACCACAACGTTCCATCTCCTCGGAGAGCGAAAGTAAGATCCGATGAAGCCATAACATTAGTCCAGCTCCCGGGAATTTGTACAGAAGGAATATCAGTGATAAGTTTAGCGACCGTAGTACCATCACCAAGCTGACCTGAAGCATTAGTGCCGCCGGTCCATAATGTGCCGTCTGCTCTTATAGCAGCATAATGACCTGTGCCTAAACTAAATTTAGTAAATGCATTATTTACACCCAACTGACCCGATGTGTTACCACCCCAAGTCCATAGACTACCGTCTAATTTAATTGCAGAATTGTGAATTCCACCTGCACTTATTTGTGACCAACTATCACTACTGATTAATATAGGATATGAGCTATTAGGCAATAAGTAGTTGTTTAATTGATTGTATGTGTTGTTGCCCCAACCCCATAGCGTACCATCAACTTTAATACCTATAGTATGAAATGCGCCGGCAGCTACTTGACTCCAACTTGAAACACCAATTTGAACTGGGCTATTTCTGCTAATAGTAGTAGCATCACCTAACTGACCTGAAGTGTTGTTTCCCCAAGCAAATAACGAACCGTCACTACGAATAGCAACAGAATGAGAGGCACCACTGCTTAATTGACTCCAGCTATAATAACTGTTAACACTGGATACCCCCAATTGACCATAGGAGTTATTGCCCCACATATAGAGGGTAGTATTAGGACCCTGCGCAAACTGTTGCGCCGCAAGTAATCTTAATGCTAAGGAGCTCATTTAATTGCTCCCAGGTATAACAGGATAAACAACAGTTCTTTCATCCAAGAATTCTGGATCGTTTTCATATAGGTTAGTTAAATCTCTTAACTCTTGTCTATATGTGTTGAAAGCTGCTGTCAATTCTTCTCCATTAAGGGTCATGACATCTGCCAACTGAGTATAATCAGTGGCAAGTAAAAGTGTATCTCGTTTCATTCTTAATTGAGCCATAGCGTTTATATGTATATTTATCTTATACTGAATAAGCTGTTCTTCGGTTGGCTCAACTTGTTCTGGTTGAGAATATGTAGGTAACGTGATTACCTCGTATGTTTCTATAACGGAATCGTTTTCAATTCTATATATAGGATTACCCAATTTTTGGGTGTTTTCGTCAATGAGTGGAAACTGTTTTACTATTGCTCTCCAGCCCAATGATTGGATGAATGCCATATCATCCAATGCAGAAAAGTTGCTTATGTTTCTCCAGTTATCTGGAATTAAATCATAAACACCTGTAATTTCATTGTTTTCAATATGTGCATAGTTAGCCATTATAAATTCTGTCCAGTAATAAAGCACTGCCAAGTTGAGCCAGCGTCAACTGTAAAAAATAAAAACACATCTTTTTTACCGGCAGTAGTTGTGATGGTAGGTGCTGTACCTGAGGGCCATTTAAAGTTAGTGGGCCAAATCACAGGACGGGTTGTACCGTCAGCCGTAACTACTAACACAAACGAGCTAATTCTACCTACGGGTTGAACGTTTAAGATAATAAATTGAGTAATGCTTGCGTTCAAATATACATCAAACAATGTAGCATCTGCTAAGTTTAAAGTGACAGCACCGTTGATAATTGATGGAGCAACTCTTTTCTCAGCGGTATTATTAGTTAGTGATAAACCATTGATGTTTACAGTTCCGTTAAGCCCTAACGTATTTGTTGCTGGAACAAACGTTAGATTAGGACTTGCGTATAGCGAACCAGTAGAACCGACAGTTGACGTTTGTAACTCTACATAAAATGTAGCGTTGTCAGAGATTGCCGGTAATACTTGTAATTCGCTATTAGTTAACATTGTAAATCCTTATGCTTGTGCTTCAGTCCATGATACACGACCGAATATGTTTGCTGCACCTGAACCAATGTTCTGTGCCATAACAGTAATAACGTCTGGTCCATCTGGATAGATAGCAGTGTTACCTGCTGCCGCGCCACCGCCTAAAATACTTGTACCCATATCACGTAATAAGTTCAATTCAACTGATGTAGTTGTATAGTTTGTACCACCTGCAGTGTTCAAGAAGAATCCATATACAACTTCACCACCGGATAACGTAGTACCTGCTGAATGTGTAATATATTGAGCTAGACTTGAGCCGCCTTGTGAAGCCCAGTTTGGTGTAGCACTTGAAACGACCCCGTTCAATACCAATGTAATCAAAAATTGACCGTTACTGAACAAGTCCATGTTACGCAAAACCATCTGCATACGGTTGATAATTTCACGAGTACCCAAGATACTTGAAGTAACACCGTTACTTACTGTAGGTGCGATACGGAAACTCATAATGGCGTTGTTGTTACCGTTTGTCACTGATACTGTAGTTGTCATACCGCGTGTAAAAACGAATGATTTATCATCGTCAAATCTACCATCCATAATAACTGATGTACCCCAGTGACTGATAGTTGGAGCGAATTCAGGTGCATGTAATTCAACTGCGGTTGGTGCAGTAGCACTATATGTGAATGTTTGTGCAGTTTGACCCATTGGTGGGAAAATTAAACTAACAGAACCCGATGCAGTTGCAGCTTCACTTAATGAAACACTAGTGTTAGTAACAATAGATGTTACATATGCGTTAGGTGGAATACCAGTTCCAATTACATATTGTCCAACTTGAATACCACTAGTACTTGCACCAGTGATTACAGGGCTACCTGTTGTAGTAGTAAATGTCAATGATCCGCCACCTTGACCTCTTGTTAAACCTGTCAACGTTGGTCCAAATAAGAATGTTCCACTAGTAACAGCAAATGTTGGTAGAACACTTAATGTAACGCTTGTATTTGAAACAATAGATTGAACTGTTGTTCCGTATGGAATGCCAGTACCAGTTACATATTGTCCTACAACTACACCACTAGTATTTGTCATACTAATATTAAAACTACCTAATGTAGTAGTACCAGTCAAACTTGCAACTTGGCTCTTGCCGGTGTAGTTAATGAACTCACTTTGAGAACCGTTATGCACCCAAATAGTACCAGCGGTGGGCCATGTAGCATGATCCGTTACGTTAATTGATGTATCAGAACTTGAACATGTTGACGTTAATATCGCCATTTTTGCAAATGTGTTAGTCTCATAACGTGCAGGTAAGTTACCAGAACGCATGTATGCATCATAATTGATGTTGTTGTTAATTAACTTATGGCAATAAATACAATCACCAGTTGCGCCTCTGAATCCCCAGCGAATAAAGCCAGCACCATACCATGAATAGTCCATGTAGAACATTTGCATTCTACTCAAGTCTAAATTATAACCTGATGGTCCTGTGCCGTCAGCACGGTCAATATTCCATTGACTTTGTGGAATTCTTAAATCAACCGTCTTGCTGATAGTGACGTTTCCTACAGTAGTTCCACGATACGGTGGAACGATTGTCATACTTGTGTCACTTGCAATAGTATCAACACGATAACTCATACCCTTAATGACAATAAAATCACCAGGTTGTAATTGTTTGCTGAAGTTAGTAGTCACACCGTTCAATGTGATACCGGTAACTGTACTTGAGTTTGCAGTTACACTAGCAGAGCCGCTCAATTGATATGTTGAACTACGTCTAACTGCATACAATGTTTGACCATCAAATTCAAAGAAGATACCGTTTTGATTATCAAAAACACCTACACGAGTTGTTGCACCGTTCCAAGTAGTCACTGATAGAACATAATTTCCACTAGCAGTTGCGGCGCTAGGAGCGCTTAATGAGGTGTATGTAAATTTATATGGGTCAATGACTGTTGCAACCGTAAATGCTCCATTATACGCAGTCTCGTTGCAACGAGCAATTGTAATACCTACACCCGGGTTTAAGTTATGCGGTAACTTAGTTACAACAGTAACAGTAGTACCTGAACTTGTAATACTATCAACGTTAATGCTTGGTTTCAATAATGTACCAGTAGATACTTGAATACCCTTACCTGATTGATAACGGAAGTATCTACGAGTTTGACGAATCATTTGTTGATTGTGACTTTGTGCGTTTGTACTAAACTGTACACCACCATCAAATGCTCTGTGGTTAAACCCACCAGTTGGTCTGCAATATAAAGTACCACCAGTAATAGAACCAGTCGGAGCATTAGTTGCATAGAATACGAATGAAGTTGGACTAGTGACAGTAGCAACAGTCCATGAACCGTTTGGAGCATTCGTTGATGCTGATGTACCAGTTAATGCAATTTCGTTACCTACTGCCAATCCATGTGGATAAGTAGTTGTTACTGTGACAGCAGTACTTGAATAAGTAATACCTGACATTGCAATACTTGCACCTGTATAGATAGATCCTGTATATCCTGAAGTGATACCAGAAACAAAAATACTACCGGTAGTACCTGTATAACGCAATCTTGCGGTATATGTAAATGATGTTGAGCCGTTACTTGTATCAACGATGTATAGACCATCGGCGCCTGCATATGTAGTATCTAAGATATAGACCGCAGTACCGGCAGCTGGTGCGCCAGAAGTAGCTGTTACAGTAATAGTACGTGAAGCGTTAGTCGCAGTTACATCAGTAATCAACAATGGGCTGTTAACGTTATAGTAAGCAAACGGACGATTATCAATCATCGCTAAACTTTCCCACTTAGTAGCTTGTGTACTATATTCAAAGTCAGTATCAATCAATGCTTGTGGTTGGCTAGTTCTAATCTTGTTTACTGGATCAGTATATACTTCGCTTGGGCTAAATTTCTCGTCATATTCATCAATTAGAATTTGCAATTCATCAGATGCGCTCATTGCAGCGGTATTATACTGCAACGTTACTGTTGTAGTCGTATTGCCCAACGCATCTGTTGCAATCGTATATGCGGTTGCCTTTAAGTTGTTGTCCGAAAAGTTATATACTACGGTATCCGTCATCACGTTAGTGATTAAAACCAGTCTTTCTCTGGGGACTGCTTGAGGAATAACGATTGTCCTAGTAGTAGGATTGAATGTGTAATACGTACTTAAAAGTGTTTTTCTAGCCATGTTTGCTCCAATTGATTGCGATTATATATTTATCTCTAATTTTTCTTATCCTAGCATAATATCGCCAGGCATGAATGGGTATCGTCTAGGTACTGGATTTGTAGTCCCGGTCACCGTTCTGACCATAATTTCTGCACCTGCAGGGGGAGGATCTGCAAATGTTAGATACCCCGGGGTAATAATTGTGTATCCTTTTTGTGAGGATAACGTAAAGTTTTGCCAAACTGTGTCAGTATTCCAGACCCATGCTGGCTGTGTTGCCCCATTAATAGTCACTAGAATACCGAACGGATCGGTTATTTCAACGATAGACTGATTGTAAGCCAACATGAAAGTGTTTAGTACTCCATCAGTATAGCTAGACAAATCATCTAATTGATATACGACTGACGATCCGGCTGTAGTCCAATATAATGTTCCATCGCCGTTTGTAGCTAATACCTGTCCACTAGTACCACCAGAAATCAAAACGTTTGAGTTTGCGCCCAAATCTGTATTTCCGGTGATAGTGACTCCAGTACTAGCAACGGTTACTACGTTTGCAGTACCGTTAACAGTCATAGTAATATCGCCACCGCTTGTTGCAATTTTAACGTTACTTGTTCCGTTAGCAATACTTGAGCCGCCACCGCCTCCACCGCCTGTTTGTGCTACCCAACTTAAGTTACCTGCACCGTCAGTTGATAGCACATAATCTGGATCACCACCAGAGATGTAGACGTTAGCGTTGGATCCTAAATTAGTGTTACCGTTAACAGTTAAATTGCCAGTACCGCTAGTACCCACAGTCACATCAGTGTATACACCGATCGAGCCAGCTTTGCTATTATATCTAGTATTAATCGCTACAGTGCCAGTAGAATCTAAGATGTTTGCAGTCTTGACCCCAGTACTAGTAGCTGTTAATAGTCCACTTACAGTCAAACTAGTTAGTGTACCGGTGCTCGTAATGTTAGGTTGAACCGCTGTAGTAACAGTGCCAGCAGTAGTTGCAGTTGTAGCGGCGTTTGCTGTACCATAGAACGTACCTATAAAATAGTTAGCTGTTACAGCATTGCCCAAATTAGCATTAGCTGCTGTTAGATTTGCAGTTGCGACAATATTAGCAGATGTTAATGTGTTTGATGCATTATTGAATGTGAAGGCTGCGCTTCCAGCAAAAGAGCCTGAATCATTGTATTGAACTTCGGTGTTAGCGCCACCTACAGAGCCACCACCACCGCCACCTGTTTGTGCAGTCCAGCTTAAGTTGCCGGCGCCGTCAGTTTGTAGAACATACCCAGACGTACCGCCACTGATATGAAGCGTACTAGTGCTGCCCAACGTTACGTTAGTAGCATTAGCAAAGTTAACTGTACCGTTACTAGCAAATCCAGTTAACGTACCAACTGAAGTGATATTTGGCTGTGCCGCGGTAGTTACTGTACCCGCTGTTGTCGCAGATGTAGCAGATGTTGCTGATCCAGCTGAATCAGCATATGTTGCATTAGCCACTGTTCCAGATACGTTTGCTCCAGAAACACTATATGCAATACCTGAATATACTGAGTAGTTAGCGTTGGCAATAGTACCTGTTAATTGACTACCATTACCCAAAAAGTAGCTTGCACGAACATTACCGTAAGTATTCCAAGTTACTACATCACCTGATAATGATACATTACTACCAAAACCAAACTCAGCGTTTGAGTTGTCCCAACCCATAAACGCATCTACCGGTGCAGTAGTGTAGTAATGCAATAATGTTCCGCGGTCTTTACCGTCATTAGTAGATAAAGATGCTCCATTAGGGCCGCCGCCTAACTCAATTACAGGATCTTCTACTCTAAATGTGTCAACGTTAACATATGTAGTGTTACCTTGAACTGTTAGATTACCAGTAAATATTGCATCAACCCCATTTACTTGTCCACTGCTGTACAAGTTACCTACGTTAGCATTTGCTGTTACTGCAAGTGAACTTAATGTACCGACTGACGTAATATTTGGTTGGGCTGCTGTTGTTAATGTACCGGCTGTAGTTGCTGATCCGGCACTAGTTGCATATGTTGCATTGGCAACTGTACCTGTTACATTGGCGCCAGTTATTCCTGTTAGTAGGCTACCGTTACCACTGTGGTAATTTGCAATTACTATGTTACCTAAATTAGCATTAGCTCCAATAATATTACCAGTAGCATTTAGTGTGCCGGATACATTTGCACCGGTGCCAGTAACCACTAATATGTTTGCGTTTCCGTTCGCAGAAAATGAAACATTCGCACTATTTGCAAATAATCCAACACCACCCGCAGACTCAGAATACATATACATTGCATTACCGAGAGCCGGAACTGACGTTGCGCTAGGGTTTGCGGCGCCCATTGCGCCCATGAAAACGTTACTAGAATTAAAAACGTCTATAGAAGAATATCCAGTTGCAAACCTATTTTGAATTGATATTGGAGGGCTAGCGGCAGCAGTATTACTAACTACAAATAAGGCACTGTTTGTTTGAACGTTTGCGGGTCTAGCTCCTGTACCCAAATTCATTATGTTTGCTGACGCAACGTTTCCTAATGACGCATTACCTGATGTAAGATTTCCAGTAACACTTAATGAACTTAATGTACCGACACTTGTAATATTTGGTTGTGCGGCTGTTAATACAGTGCCGGCATATGTAGCATAGTTTGCATTGGCTACTGTACCTGTGATGTTTGCACCTGTTACTGCCGTTAATAATGCGCCGTTACCTGTGAAATAGTTTGCAGTAGCCAAGTTACCCAAGTTAGCGTTTCCGCTAGTAATGTTGGCAGTAATTGTTAGTGAACTTAATGTACCAACACTTGTAATATTTGGCTGTGCGGCTGTTGTTAGTGTACCAGTAATATAGTTAGCAGATACTAAGTTACCACCGGTTAATGAGTTAGCACCACCTAATGTTGTGTTAGTTAGTGTACCAACACTCGTAATGTTAGGTTGGGCTGCTGTAGTCAAAGTACCGGTTAAGTACGTTGCACTTACTAAGTTACCACCGGTTAATGAGTTACTTGAACCCAATGTAGTGTTGGTCAGTGTACCAACACTTGTAATATTTGGTTGCGCTGCTGTTGTTACTACGCCCGCATATGCTGAATAGTTTGCGTTGGCCACGGTGCCAGTTATGTTTGCAGCAGTGATGTTACTTAATGCATTACCGGCACCTACAAAGTAATTTGCAGTAATTATATTTGCACCAGTAATGTTACCACCTGATCCAGAACCTACTGAAATATTAGATGTAATGTTAGCATTAGTAACTGTTAGGTTACCTGACAATGATAATGCGTTGGTTGTTTTATTAAACGTGAGCGCAGCACTTCCGCCAAAACTGCCGGCGTCATTAAACTGCAATTGAGTATTTGCGCCGCCGGGTGTGCCAGAGCCACCCCCGCCACCGGTTTGTGCAGTCCAGCTTAAGTTGCCAGTACCATCTGTCTGTAATACATACCCTGAAGTACCACCCGAGATATGCAAGTTAGCAATTGCACCTAATGTTACATTAGCAGTAGTAGTGAAATCGACAATTCCAGTACTGTTACTAACCGTTAATCCGGTCAATGACCCGACTGATGTAATATTTGGTTGAGCCGCAGTTGTTACAGTGCCTGCAGTTGTCGCTGAACCAGTAGAACCTGCACTAGTTGCATATGTTGCATTGGCTACTGTGCCGGATACGTTTGCACCAGCGATATTACTGATGTAAACCCCATTGCCAATAAAATAGTTAGCTGTAGCTGCATTTCCGAGATTTGCATTACCTGCTTTCAACTCACCTGTAAATGTGGGTAAATATGCCGCTACATTTGAGTTTGCGTAGCTTGCGGGCAATCCAGTTAAATATGCACCGTTACCAATAAAATAGTTAGCTGTAGCTGCATTTCCAAGATTTGCGTTACTTGCAATGATATTTGCCGTGGCAGTCACATTAGCAAAGGTATAGTCTTTGGATGAGTCGAAATTAAACGGTTGTAATAATGTGATAGCCATATCTTATATTTAGTTCTTTTTATTTTTACTTTGTTTCGTACGGACTTGTAGGTGGAGTAAACGTTGCAGTGTATCGTGCTACTCCCTTAGTAATTCTTAGGTCTTTGATGTAGCCATTCATCAATGATGTGTTACCAATGTTACTTCCTACCAGGCACGGGGCGTTTACATTATAATTTGTAGTATCATTTACGGTTGTAGCTTCTTGGACCCCGTTTATAAAAAGTTTAACAGTATTACTTGACCTAGTCACTGCAATGTGAACCCATTGGAATTCGGGGATGACGGTTGTACTTGCTAACACCGATGCCCCAGTGGCTCCGTATACATAACGCATTAGTCCTGTATTTTGTACTAATACTGAAATGCCTATATTAGAACTAGCCGCATTTCTTAAATCTACTAGACACATCGTAGTAGATGTTGCGTTTTTATATATCCAGCCCTCAATTGTGAAGTCTCCGGTGTTTAACATCATATTAGGGTTTGTGGGAATAGATAACCAATCTCCAGTACCATCAAAGTACAAACTCTTTCCGGTGTTTTGCTGGAATGGGTTCATTGATTTAACCTTTGGTGTTCCTACGGGTGTTAGTGTTATTGCGTTTGTACTATTATCAACAAACTTGTTTGATTGGCAGGTTAACAACATTGTATTTGTTATTGATGTTAAAGGTATAGTACTTGGTGTAAAGTTCGATGTGTAGACCGCAGTACCTTTGACAAATCTAAAGTTACTAATTGACCCGTTAGTATAACTGCCCGAGCCTCCGCTAGTATCCCAACGTCTACCTATGTTCCATGCTACGCCATTACTATTTAATGTTCCGCCCCAAGTTGTTGCAGCACCGGCTGCTGTTGTGTCAACACCGTTGATAAAGATTTTAGTAGTAGAACCAGTGAATACATAAGCAATATGATACCATGCACCGAGAGTGATAGCAGTTGATGAAACCGCCGAAACTGCCCAGGCTGAGCCGGTATAATATCCTAGCACTGGGTATAATCCAACGTTGTCCGGTGTGCTAGAAGACCCATTATTAAATACTGCAGCCAAATTAACTGCATCAGTACTATATGTTTCACTAAAGATATATTGCTGTACGGTTGATGAAGCTAAATTAACCCAGCATTCAATTGTAAACGGTGTTGTATTTGTTGCTATGCTGAATGCGCTGCTTGCAGGTATACTCAAACAATCAGTGCTACCATTAAAGTAATTACTATAATAACTTCCGCTATATGGATCTTCACTTGCTAGTTGAGTATTACCAACTGTTTCTAAGTTGTTAGTTACGTGATAGTCAATGATGCCACCAATCGTTCCGTTCAATAAAATTGAAGAACTGTATACAGAAGTTCCGATTGTTGTTGTAGGCGTTGCCGGTGCGACACCTGGTACAAAAGATGCTGAGTATAAAGCTGCCTTCGTGATTTTAAGGTCACTTAAATAACCATTGAAGAAACTACTGAATGAAGGACCGTTATCGCATCCAATGAACAAGTTAGTAGGTGATGTAGTAGAACCTGTTCCAACTGATCCGCTAAATTTTTGTTCGCCATTAAAGTATATCTTCATGGTGCCATCTGTATTCACTAATGCAATATGATACCATTGATTTAATGTAATCGTAGCAGTAGTGTTAACGCTTGTGCCGCCGGTGAAGTAGAAACGAATCGTGTCTGAATATGTCATTACAGCAAAACCAGTTGCTGAACTTGTTGGTCTATTGTGTACAATATACTGGTCACCGGTAGTTGTCTTGTACATCCAAAATTCAATCGTAAAGTTTCCAGTAGCCAACTCATATGCAGGATTATATGGTGCAGTTAGGTAGTCACCAGTACCATCGAAGTACATTGAACCACCATTCACGCTTGGTGAATATGCAACTTGTGTTGTATTGGTCATGCCAAACGGATTGAATGTATATGGTTTTGTGTCACCGTTAGCGGTTATTGCAACATAGTTTGTACTATTATCAACCATAGTTGACGATTGACAAGTTAATAATGATACCTGTGATGCAGTTGCACCTTGACTTGTTGTAGTTAGTGGTGTTGTACTAGGAGTGAATGTTGTGGTATAGAGTGCAGTCCCGTTAATAATTCTAATATTAGAAATATACCCGGTAAAGAATTGTCCAACAGTAGTACCAGAAGTGTAACCTGCACCAATCATTGTGACATAAGTTGAACCACCGTTTAATGAATTGGATCCAGGGGTATCTGAAGTTCCTTTAGTTCCATTGACATACAAATCCAACGATGTACCATTTCTAACTATAGCAAAATGGTACCATGTATTCACTGCAAGGGTAGATGGAGCTGTTGTAGTGTAGACAGTGCCTCCACTATAACCCTTAGCGGTAAATACTCCACCGGTTGTTATGTTTGTGAATATACAAGTGCTCGAACCTGAGCCTGATAAGTTAATAGCGAATGGTGTTTGTACAGCCCCCAATGAAGTCGTATAGAACCAACCTTCAATTGTAAAATTATTCGTCCCAAAGTTTACAGGAGTACCGTTACTCATACTCAAATAATCCCCAGTACCATCAAAGTAATTACTATAGCTTGTCGGTACACTTGTTACACCGCCGAATGGACTGTAGGCTTGGACAGACGGTGTGTTTACTGGGGTTAATGTGTATCCATTAAAAGAATTATCAACAACTCTGTTATTTTGGAATGTCAACAAACTGGTGTTTGCAATCGATGTCAACAGTGTTGTACTCGGTGTAAAAGTAGCAGAGTACAATGCGGACTTGACTACTCGTAGATTACTGATATACCCATTAAAGCCCTGCCAAGTCGTACTTGCGTATGTGTATCCACCTACCGTAAACGTAGACTGAGATGCGGATACCGTTGTTACTGTAGTAGTGCCGGTGAGTGTCTCTAGATTACCATTAATGAATATTTTGATTGCACCGGATGTTATTGTTGTTGCGATATGAGTCCAATTGTGTAATGGAACTGCATTGGTACTAGTTGCTTGGACAATGCTACTGCCGTTCCACCACCAAACTGTTAACTTACCTGTACTGTCTGGCCCAAATCCCCAATCCGCTTGAGGGCCAGTAATATTCATTGAACCTGCAACATAACCTAACGCGGCGCCGCCACCGCTGTGCCTAGATAATGGATTAATCCATGCCTCAATTGTAAAAGTAGAAGTAGATGATAATGTACTTGTTCCAATAATACTAGTCAATGAGCTTGCCGGAGTTTGAAATCCCATAGCAGTAGTGCCAAAATAAGTGCTCCAACCAGTCTGACTGTATGGACTAAACGTACCCTGAGTAGTGTTACCATTTCTAGTAATGATGTTGTTGAAACTACTTTGATCCACAAAGCCGTTATTAGTTGCACCACCGTTGTATTGTAAGGTTAATAAACTTGTATTTGCTACTGCTGTTAGTGGTGCAGTTGGTGGTGTAAAGGTTGTTGTGTATAGAGCAGTTGTATTATTCACTCGCACATCTGCAATGTAACCAGGAAAATAGTTAGTTGAATAATTACCTATTAGGTTAGGGCTTGCAGTTGCAATTGACGCACTTACCGTTCCTGTTGCTTTCGCTACACCGTTCACATAGATAGTTACAGTTGTTCCATTTCTTACCCATGCTACATGATTCCATGATCCAATTGGAACATCACCTGCGGTGCCAGCAACTACGTCCGCTGTGCCGTTATACATCAATACTTTACCAGTGCCGCCAATATAGAACAAATATGAGTTTGCAAATACCGGCTCATATGTTGAACCATTGTATGCTGTTATATATACCCATGCTTCTACTGTAAAGTTTCCAGTACCAAACGTGAATGCTGCATTACTAGGTGTACTCAAATAGTCACCGTTGTTGTCAAAGTAAGCACTACCGTAAGTAGCGTATGTACTGTTGGCTGCGAATGGTATTGCTGGTGAAACTTTAATGTTTGCACCCGTTGCTGTTACCGTTGCGGCACCACTTGACACATCAACAAACCTCGAACTCTGATGTGTTAATAACGTAGTACCAGCGATTGCTGTTAATGGACTAGTGGGTACAGTTAATGTAGTTGATGTTGCAGAATAAGGTGCACCACTGGTGCCTCTCCAAGCACGAACGTTAGAAATATATCCATTGAAATACGCTGAGTTTGCACTACTTTGAATGCCAAATCCAATTTTTAATGTAGACGGGTTCGCATCACCTGCAGTGTTCAAACCGTTATATGATATGATGCGTGTACCGTTAGCAAACACAGCCCAATCTGCGTTAGATTTGACGAATGCAATATGGTACCAAGTTCCGGCAACAGGTACGAAAGTAGATCCTATTAAACCAACAGTAGATGTACCCGGTGAACCTGACACACCCCATTGCAATTGAATTTGACTTGATGCGTTTAAGTACACAGTCCAATTGGCAAATGACACACCGTTGACACCGGACTTATCAAATAAACTCGTTTGTGCAGTCACTACATTAAAGTAAAACCAACCTTCAATTATAAAAGTATCTGTTTGCCCACTAGTTAAACTAAAATTGCTATTGTGAGGGACGCTTAGATAATCAGGCGTTGCTGAATGACTGACACCGTAATAACCATTACCTTGATAAGGATTAAGTTTATTTGGCTTAGTATCACCTGCAATAGTTATCTGACTATTGTTCAAACTTGCGTCATTGATGAAAGAAGTTGTAGGCGTAGTGCCACTTAGTAGTAGTGATACGTTTTTCCAATATGTATCTCCTAAAGATACTGTCCAACTTACTGTTCTAGTGGCACTGCGACTAGTAGTTGCGGATGTAGCTGTTAATAGAGTACTAGTGGCTGCTGCAACAGTTGGAGTTCCACTTATAGTATTACCACTTAATGTTACTCCTGTTGGTAATGCATTGGCAGTATAACTTACATTGTATCCTGCAGCACTAGTTGCATTTAAAGTTACGTTAGCCATTGCTTGATTGCCAACCAATGAGTAAGTTGTATTGTCTGCAGGACTTACCCAACTGACAACATCAGTATTAATTGTTAACGTAAATGTTCTAGTTACGTCTTGTAATTCAGCGTCAGTTGCTTTAATATCAAATGTATACGTGGTGCTTGAGCTATCTACTGGACTAGTTCCAGTAATAGTACCGTCACTGTTTAATGTTGCTCCGCTAGGTAAACTACCACTACTCAAACTATATGTAATTGCACTGTCGCTTGTAGCAGTCACGCTAGTACTAATTGCAGTAGTTTCATAATAACTACCAATGCTTCCGGCTGATGTTGTAAATGTTGGAATACTAGAATATGTTAAACCCGGAACTAATATAGCTGCGCCGCCTGTAGTATTATAAACAACTAATGAATAACTTCCTCCCGCTTTTGCAGGACTAGTAAAACTAATTTGTGTAGGGCTTACTAATGTTACTGATCCTATTTGTGTTCCGGCTAATGTAGCAGAAACACCTGTTGCGAATCCAGTACCATTAACTAGTACTGTTTGCCCCCCTGCAGGATCTAATGCGGTATCATCACTTCCACTAACCGCATATCCGGAAATATACGGTTGTGGATTTTTTGATTGAACAAACTTACTTTGCGGGCTTATTGTACCCTGATTGTCGTTTGCTCTTTTACCTCTGATACCACCGTTAAACATTAGCTAATCTCCTCCCAGCTGCACACCGCCTGTAATCTGCTGTTTGCATTCGCTGTTAGTCTTAATGTATCACCCTCTAACAAATACAAACTTAATGTTTTGTCAATTGGAGTATAACCCGTGTTGATACTAATTGGCAATTGATTGATAATCGTATACGCGGTGCCACTTCTGTATAAGTCTACAGTCAATGTAGCAGCGTTAGTTGCATCTACGTTTGATACCATTAAACAATTTATCTTGTATACTTTACCGCTGCCGCCTGAGTTAGTAGTAATAGCAGTTGCACTTGTAGTCACTGCTTGTACTCCGGTATTACCTATAATGTTAGAAACTTGTACGATGTTTGGTGCTGACATATTCTTTCCTTAAAATCCAAATACTATTGCCATTGCAATAGCTTTTCCAGTAGTTGCAAAAGTTGAAGAATCTTGCAATTCGGTTGTTGTTACTTCTATATATGATCCATCTGCAGGGGCACTGTCAAATGTTAGGGTTGACCCTGCTAATGAATATGCATCACGTAACAGAGTAGCACCATTATAGTTAACAACCGTGTGATTAATGTTTGTTGGAGTGACGCTTAGTACAAAATCAGTTTCTGAGCCGTCTCCGGTGAAATTATCAACAGTAACCCCTATAGTGCCGCCCCCGGCGCTGGTTTGTGCTGTCCAACTTAGATTACCTGCTCCGTCAGTTTTCAAAACATAATCGGCTGAACCACCTGTGATAGTTACATTACTTACTGAACCCAAATTAGCAGATGAAGTTGCTACGATGTTATTTGCAGTTAGTGTAGTAGTCGTCTTATCAAACGTTAACCCTGCATTGCCGCCAAACGAACTACCATCATTAAACTGAACGTATGTATCTGAACCACCTGGTGCGCCACCGGATTGGGCAACCCAACTCAATGAACCAGAACCGTTTGTACTCAATACATAACCACTTGAACCACCTGAAATGTGTAAGTTAGATACTGAGCCTAAAGTTACGTTAGCAGTAGTTGCGAAGTTTACTACGCCAGTAGAATTACTTACGGTTAATCCGGTTAGTGAACCTACTGATGTGATATTCGGTTGAGCATTAGTTGTTACCGTGCCTGCAGTTGATACAGTACCAGAAATGTTAGCTGCAACTATGTTACTTAATAAGCCACCATCACCTGAGAAATAATTAGCGGTAGCTAAGTTACCCAAATTAGCATTGACTGAGATTAAATTACCAGTACCACTCGTACCGACATTTAAATTACCATAGATGCCGACATCACCTGACACACTGCCATATCGTGTAACAATAGTTACAGTACCTGCGCTATCTTGAATATTCGCAGCTTTAATACCAGTGCCAGTTGCAGTAATTAATCCACTTACCGCCAAGCTAGTTAATGTGCCAGTACTTGTAATGTTAGGTTGTGCCGCAGTTATTACAGTGCCTGCATATGTTGAGTAGTTAGCGTTGGCTACAGTTCCAGAAATGCTACCGGCTTGTAAGTTACTTAATAAGTTACCTGAACCACTAAAGTAGTTTGCAGTTACTAAGTTGCCTAA